CCGCCTGCGTCCTCGCCAGCCAGAAGGCCCCATCACCCTTGCTCATTGCGTCCAAACGCGGTTCTTGCGGTGGTGGAAGCCCGAGTCCACCCGGTGCGTGTGCGAGACTTTCGGCCGCCGCTTACCCGCACCCCGGCCGGCCCCCTAGGAAGGACCCGCGACAGGGTGGCGTGGTGCCGGAATGGCAGCCTTTCCCCATAAGGACTTACGAGCGTTTTTCACCTCACGCCACGGTCACCCGCTCCACGACGCTCATCGTCCCCTCCCGAAGCGTCTTGGCGAGGCTTCCGGTCTTGGCGGCCACCGCCTGCCACTCCCAGGCCCCGGAGCCCGCGGCGAGCCCGCTGGTGTCGCTGCTGGCCAAGTCCAGCCGGAAGCCCGAGGCCCCGGTGACCGTGCAGACCTTGCTCAGCACCACCGTCCCGTCGGCGGCGTCGTCGCTGGCGTACCGGGCGACGAACGTCACCGCCCAGCCGTCGGTCAGGTCGGGCCAGCTCGCCCCGCTCGGCTTGGCGAACGGGAGCTGCTCGCCGCTGGTCGTGCCGTAGCTGTCGCCCTGGTGCAGCGTGAGGGACGTTCCGGAGACGGCCCCGAAGTGCTGTAGCGCCCCGGTGGTGATCAGGTCCGTCTGGGCCTTGACCTGGGCGAGTGCCTCCCGGTCGTCGCTCGTGAACCCGTCTGTGACCGGCACCAGCCGCCCCAGGTCGATCACGATCTTGTCCGTCGTCCCGCCGACCGTGGCCGTGCCCACGACCGCGACCTCGTCGTCCGCCGCATACGCGCCCGGGATCGTCCCCGTCACCCTGTAGAGCCCCGTCGCCACGTTGGCGACCGTTAGTATCACCGTCCCGTCGACCGCGCCGTTCCGGTACAGCCCCGCCGTAGGCGTACCGTCGGCATTCGCCGAGCCCGCCGTGCCCCGGGTGGGGAAGAGCTTCGTGAAGGTGTCGCCGGGGGCGTAGAGCATCAGCCGAGTTGCCTGGGGCCGAACACGCCGGGACCGAACACGGTGCCGCCGCCGGCCGCCGCGTACGTCGCCGACCACTCGGCCGAGGGGTCCGACTCATTGCCCGCCGCGTCCACCGTCGTCGCGTGGTAGTCGTGCTCTGACTCGTCGGCCGCGACCGTCTCGACGTACGTCACGGTCCCGCCGCTGTACGTCCCCGTGCCGAGCAGGACGCCGTCGCGGTACAGCCGGTGGACGCAGTCGGCCGGCCCGGTCGTCTCGTCAACGCCCGGCGTCCAAGTGTGCGTGACGGTGACCGTGGCGGCGGCGACTGCGGCCGAGCCGCCGGCCGGGGCGGCCGGGGCGACCGAGTCGTGGACCGCGAGGCTGGTCGGGCTCGCGAGCGCGGCGGCCCGCTTCGCGTGGCCGAGGTCGTTCTCGTGGACGAGGTCGGGGTCGAAGTCGGTCCCCTGATCCTGCCCCGGCATCACGTCCGCGACCGACAGCTCCAGCCCGTCACCGCCGAGCTCCGTGTACAGGGCCGACTGGGCCGACCGGTACAGGTCGGCCGCCGCGTCCGACCCGTTCGAGGGGGCGACCCCGTAGCCGGGGATCCGGTGGGCGAGGGCGGCGGTCACCCGCGGCCCCAGGTCGCTCCCGTCCACCCCGACGATCCAGACGACGGTGACGTACCCGCCGTTGGCGTTCGTCACACGGACGACGTGCTCGCCGTCCGACAGCCCGCCGATCCGGACGCAGTACGGCAGGTACGTCCGCGGCGGCGCCGCCGTGGTCGAGGTGGACGAGTCGGTGTCGACCCCGCTCAGGACGACCGCGCCGTCGACGGAGATCTCGGCCAGCCCGCCGTGGCCGGCCGCGCGCATCAGGCAGACGTAGATCGTCCGCCCGGACCGCACGGCCTCCGCGTACGCACCCTCAGACTGCGTGAACCGGACGCCGCCGAGCACGCCCGCCGAGCTCCACCCGGCCCCGGACTCCGCGACGGCGGCCGTGCCGGCGAACGCGAACCGGGACCGCGGCACGAGCAGGACGACGAGGATCGCCCGCGAGCACCCGACGAAGTCCTCGAGCTTCGCCGCGTCGGTCCCGTTGTTCCGGTAGTCGTTCAGCCCCGGCGTGCCCCATACGGTGACCGAGTCGGGGGCGACGCGGAGGAGGAGCACCTGGTCGTACTGGTCGGGGGCGCAGGTCGCGCCGACGGACCTGTTTTCGACGGCCTCCTTGGCGAGCAGCCCCTTGAGGACCGTGGGGTAGTCGTTCCCTGCCGAGGCCCCGGTGCCGGTCCCGTAGCTGCTGTCGACGACGCCGAGCGTCTCGCTCTGCTCGGGCGTGCCGTCCGCGGTGAAGTCGTCCCACTGGTGGCCGGCGGAGTCCGTGTATGCGGCCTCGTTGTAGAGGTCGAACCCGACGCGGCCGCCCTTCGTGATCGCCGAGCTGTTCGCGGCGGCCTTGAGGGCCCACGTCGCTCCGCCGTCCGTGCTGACCTCAAGCGTCAGGGCGGGGCCGGTCAGGGAGAACAGGAGGTCGTACGTCGCCCCGTCGACCAGGGGCTCGACCGTGACGGTGCCGACCCCGCTGTAGCCCGGCGCGAAGATCCGCCACCGGTCGACGTTGTAGCCGGCCACGTACCGCGAGCCGTCCGGCTGGATCCGGGCGGCCAGCGCGTCGCGGTGCGAGCCCGCATCGAGCGTGACGATCACCAGCCGGGCCCGCAGGACCTGGTCCGGCCCCATCCGCCGCAGGTAGCGGACAACGTTCGAGCCGGCCGGGCTCGCCCGCATCCGCCCGCCGGCGGTGATCGCGAGCGCCGCCGTGAACGCGGCCACCGCGACGACCGCTTCGCCGCGCTCGGGCGTGTGCGCGGTGATCGGCCGGCCGGCCGAGTCGGTGAAGGTGTCGGAGACGAGTAGCGTCAAGTTAGATAGAAGATCGGCTCGCGGATCTCCTGGGCGACCGGCTCGGCGACGAGGGCGTACCCGGCCGGCGTCAGATGAATTCCGTCGTGGTAGAAGCGGGCGTCGGTCGGATCACTCAGCGAGGGGATCGCGGCTACGTCAATCAACTGGTGCCAAGAGTAGGAGCCGCGCAGACGGTCGTTAACCTTGACCCGCGCCGCATCGAAGCCTTCCGGCAGTCCCGGCTGTTGCCGCGGGAGGATCGTCAGCAGCAGCACGCGACGGCGCGCGATCCGCTGGCGATAGCAGTAGTCCCTCAGTCGGCCGAACGCGTCGTCGGCGGTCGCGCCGGCGGCAAGCTCGTTCGTGCCCTCCCAGATCACGCAGACCCCGCGCCACCCCACGTCGTCGGGCAGCTCGGCGGTCACCTGGCCGCCGACGCCTAGGTTCGCGACCCGCCAGCGGCGGCCGATCAGGGCGGCGACCTGCGCCGGGAGGCTCGCGTCGGCCGGGACCATGTGCCCCTGCACCAACGAGTTGCCGACGAACGCGATCCGGCGGGATCGCGGGACGGGCTGAAGGTGGTCAGCGACCGCTCGCAATGCGGTCCGGACGATGCTGCGGTGGTCGGCCATGACCGGTAAGCTACCGCACGGAAGCCACCAAGCCACGCGCCACTCATGAACGAACCAAACCTCCGCGGCCACATCCCCTCGCTCGACGGATTACGTGGCGTGGCGGTGACGCTCGTCGTCTTCGCCCACCTTCTCCAGCGGGCGTGCTCGCCGGGCGAGACCGTCTACCAGATCGGCGGGTCGCTCTGGGTCGGTGTGGACCTCTTCTTCGTCCTAAGCGGCTCCTCATCACCGGCATCCTGCTCGACGCCAAGGGCGGCCGGCGGTACTTCCTGAACTTCTACGCCCGCCGCACGCTACGGATCTTCCCGCTCTACTACGGCCTCCTAGCAGGCGTCGCGGTCGCGTGCGTCCTTTGGCCCGACTCGCCGGTGGCCGCAACCTTCAGAGGGCGGGGGTTCTGGTTGTGGTCGTACCTTTCGAACGTGGAGACCGCCCGGCACGGGTGGGTTTACGAGGCGCCCGGGGGATTCAGCCTTAATCACCTTTGGTCGCTGGCCGTCGAGGAGCACTTCTACCTCGTCAGGCCGGCCGTCGTTCTGCTGCTCGGCCGCCGTGGGCTACTCGCCACCTGTGCGGGACTGTGCGTTCTGGCCGCTGCTGCCCGCTATTGGTTCGTCGCGCGACACCAGCCACTCACCGCCTACGTGCTGACTCCCTGCCGGATCGACACGATCGCCATCGGTGCCGCCGTAGCAGTCGCGGCTAGGTGGGTCGGCGTCAGGCGGTTGGTCGTGCCGGCAATGGTCACTGGGTCGACGGCCGCCGTCTCGGTCGTGGTTCTCGCGTTGCGGCTGCGGGGGCTGCCGGCCGGCGACCGCCTGACGATGCTCTACGGACTGCCGGCCGTGGGATGGGCCGCAGGCTCGGTTCTCGTCCTGTGTGTCGCCGTCGGCCGGACGTCGATCGCGGGCAGAGCCATCTCGGTCCCGCCCCTGCGGTTTCTTGGCAGGTACAGCTATGGGCTGTACGTGTACCACCTGCCGGTCACGGTGCTGCTCCCATTCGTTGGGCGTCTGCTGCCCGGTGTCCCGTGGTCGGCGCTGGTGCTGGCCGGCGGCTGTCTGCTGGCGCTGGCCGCGGCGGTCGCGAGCTATCACCTCTTCGAGCGACCGATCCTGCGGCTGAAGCGCTACTTCCCGATGGAACGGCCCGTGCCGGCTAACCGGGGAACGGGCGAGCAAGCATCGGCGACGGCGGGTGCGGGACGGCCCGTGGGCCGGTAGCATCCCGGGATGCTCCGACCCTTCGCACGCTTCGCGCGTCGCATCGCCCGACGGACGCTCGGCGCCGCCGGACCCGAACTGGCCTCCCTGCCCGGGGAAGTGTGGAAGCTGGGCAGGGACTTCGACCGCCTTCGGATGCTGGTCGGCGTCGGGCAGGCTGCCCGGGTCCGCCAGCTCCCGGACGGCTCCCCGCTACGCGAGGCCGAGTTCGCGGTCTTCTCGCAGTGGGGCGAGGACGGAATCATCGAGTACCTCGTGTCCCGCATCGACGTCCCCGTCCCGACGTTTGTCGAGTTCGGCGTCGAGGACTATCGGGAGTCGAATACCCGGTTCCTCCTGTCCCACCGCAACTGGCGCGGGCTCGTCATCGACGGGAGCATCGAGCACGTCGGATCGATCCGCAACTCGTGGCTCACCTGGCAGCACGACCTGACCGCCACGCACGCGTTCGTGACGGCTGAGAACATCAACGGGCTCATCTCCGCCGCCGGCATCTCTGGCGACATCGGCCTGCTCAGCGTTGATATCGACGGCAATGACTACTGGGTCTGGAAGGCGATCTCGGTCGTCCGGCCCCGCATCGTCATCTGCGAGTACAACGGGGTGTTCGGGCCGGCTGCGAAGGTGACGGTGCCATACGACCCGGCCTTTACCAGATTCCAGGCACACCACTCCAACCAGCTTTGGGGAGCGTCGCTGAACGCGTTCTGCGATCTGGCCGCCGCCATCGGGTATGTGTTCGTCGGCTCGAACACGGCCGGCAGCAACGCGTTCTTCGTCCGCGAAGACTGTGCGGGCCGCCTCCGCCGGCTCACGGCGGCCGAAGGCTACATGCCGAGCCGGTTCCGCGACAGCCGTGACGAGGCCGGCCAGCTCACGTTCGCGAGCGGGGACGACCGCCTGAAACTGATCCTTGACTGTCAGGTGGTCGATCTGACGACGCAGAGCGTGCGGCGGGTCGGCGACGCTATGGGCACCGGGCCGGCGTAAGCCTCACCGCGCCCGCGCCCGGGCCGCCGCCTCGACGTTCGGGTCGGCCGCCGGCCACTCGGTCTGCGTCACGAGCCGCGTGCCGGCCGACCGCAGCTTCGCCTTCGCGGCGACGTCCTTGTGCACCCACAGCGGCCCGGCGAAGTGCGTCACCGCGTTGTCCGACACCGTCAGGTCGCGGACGGCCCGCAGGCCCTTGCCCTTGAACGGGTTCTTCTCGCTCAGCGCGCCGACGTCGACCTTGATCGCGGCGACCGCCTGCCCGCGGGTCGGCGGGGCGGCCGCGACGGGGATCAGGACCTCGTTCCCGGTGACCGTCGCCGACAGCACGTTGTCACCGACCTCGATCGCCCACCCGCGGGGGGAGCCCGCGAGCAGCCGGGTCCCGACGAACAGGTTCCGGGCGACCGTCCCGGAGCACCCGCCGACCGGCAGCGGGCCCTCGCCGTTGACGAGCGCGAAGCTCAGGCCGATCGGGCAGTCGACGAACAGGTTGTCGGTCGCGTCCCCGCCGCACCGGAGCTGCAGCCCGTGGCTGCTCGGGCGGGCGAACACGTTGCCGACGACCCTGGCCGGGCCGCAGTCGCCGGCGAGGTACAGGGCGTGGTTGAACTCCGTCCCGGCGAACACGCCGGCGAGCCAGCCGCAGTCGGCGAACCGGCACCCGCGGACCTCGAGCCGGTCGGTCCGGCTCGCGTACACGCCGGCCGAGACGACCCGCTGGGGCTTGCCGGTCCGGTCCGGGTAGGTGCCGCCGCGGGCGCTGTTGCCGCTGAAGTCGCAGTTGAGCAGCCGGACGCCGTCGCCCCGCTGGGCCGGGCCGTCGCCGGCCGCCTCGGTCGTCAGGCCCTTGGCGAACCCGGTGACCGCGCAGCCGTCGAGCGTGACGCCCCGGGCCTGGTACAGCCGGACGCCCGCCTGGTCGGCCGGGTCGTCGGCGACGACGCGGAGGCCCTTGATCGTCACCCGCTCCCAGCACCAGGCGACGACGGCGGGGCCCTTGGGCACCCGGAGCGTCGTCCCCGTGCCGTCGATCGTGACGCCGGCGGCCGGGCGGACGGTCGTGTCGGTCAGCGGCTCGCGGACCTCGCCGGCGGGGAGCCGCACCGTCTGGCCCGGACGGGCGGCGCGGACGGCGGCGACCCAGCTCTGGCCGGGCGCGACGAGCACGACGTTCGGGTCGGTCGTCGGGAGCGTCGCCGGCACCGGCACCGGGGGCGTCGTCGGCACCGGCGTCAGGACCCCGCCGGGCACGTAGACGACGGTCGAGCCGTCCGGGTACGTGAGCGTCACCGACGACGGGCGGTCGGCCGCGACGAGCGCGAGGGCGACGGCGGCGAGGACCAGGGCGAGGGGGCGGTTCATTGGTTCAGCAGCCGGCCAGCGTCGCCAGCACCGGCACGACGAGGCACCAGGCGGCGAGGGCGAGGCGGTTCGGCGGGTGGACGGTCAGGGGCGGCCGCCCGACAGCGCCAGCCACGAGAGGACGAGGATCCCGGCGAGGCATAGGACCGCGGTCACGTACTCCCGGCGGCTCATTCCCGTGGCTCCCCCGACGCGCGGCGGCGGGCGTCCTCCCGCTCCCACCGCTCGAGCCGGGCCCGCACGTCGGCCAGCTCCTGCAGCACCCGCTCCCGGCCGGCGTCCTGCTTCTCCTCGACTGCCGTCCACCGGGCCGCCGCGTTCGCGATCAGCAGCACGGCGACGACCGCGACGCCGGCCGCCAGGAGCCCGGACCACGCCAGCTGCACCGGCGACACCGGCCCGGCCCGGTGCGGGTCGCGGGCGACGTCGATCCGGCGGCGGTAGTGGACGTCCTGCAGGCTCGTCCAGGTCAGCAGGGCGCTGACCGTGGCGATCGTGGCCAGCGGGATCGGGCACGCCCCGCCCTCGACGAGCCACGCCAGCGCCAGCCCGCCGACGCACGTCAGGTGCTTGACGAGCCGGAACTGCTCGTGCCGGTGGGCCCGGACGGCGGTCAGCAGCTTGGCCCCGTCGAGCCCGGCCCGGCGGGCGGCGCGGAGGTCGCGGCGGGCCTCGGCGAGCGTGCTAAGCGTCGCCAGCGGGCCGGCGGCGACCACCGCAAGGCAGATGAGGTGCAGGATCGGCATCGTCGGCGGTGAGGACGGCGAGCGTGTCGTCGAGCCCGGCGAGCCGGGCGAGGCCGTCGAGCCGTTCGCGGGTCGCGCGGATCTCGGCCTCGGCCGACGCCCGTCGGTCCCGGTCCTGCCGCATCCGGCGGGCGTCGTCGGCGTCGTCGTACCGGTCGAACTGGGCGGAGTGGGTGGCCACAGCGTTCATGCGTCCCCCTGGGGGTTGGGGGCGGCGAGCTGCTTGCTCACGACATGTTCCGTCAGCTTCGTCGCCGCGCGTGCGTTCGTCGCCTGCGCGTCGCAAAGGGTGCGCCAGTTGTCGATCGCGGCGTCCTTGTCCTTGATCCGGATCTCGTACTGGGCGACCACGGCCGCGTGTTCCCGCTCCCGGGCGGCGATCACGTCCGTGTGGTGCCCCTTCGTCACCACCCAGCCCTTGACGAGGGCGAGGACGCCGACGCCGAGCAGCACGAGGGGGCCGCCCTCGGTGATGACCTTGATGAGCGTGACCGCGTCGGCGTCGGCGAGGAGGGTCGGCATGGCGTCGGCGGGTTGACGCCCGGCCGGCCCGCCGGCCCAACCGTCGTGTCGTGGTCCCTGCCCGGGTCGGCCGGCGGTCGGGCCGGCCCCGTCCGGTCACTGCCCGCGGCTTCCCCCTCGCGCCGCGATCCGGTCCTTCGCCGCGGCGATGTCCGCGTCGTACCGGGCCAACTCGGCGTCGAGCCCGGCCTTGGCCGCGGCCCTCGCCTCGGGCGTGGCGTCGGGGTGGTGGAAGATCGCGTTGAACGCGGCGATCGCGGCCGGGCCGACGATCGTGACCCCGTCGAGGATCAGCTTCCCGGTCTCGCTGGCGGGCGTGGACATCGGCGGCTCCGGGGGCGGAAGGACGAAGGCGGAAGGACGAAGGTCGAAGCCTGCGGCGCGAGCCCTATGTCAGTCGACGGGGTCCCTGTTCGGCGGCACGACCGGCGGGGGCGCGGACGGCGGCGCCCCCGCGGGCACCGGGGCGGACGGCCGGGCGACGGCCGCCGGCCCGCTCGCCGGCGCGACGGGCCGCGCCCGCTCGGCCGCCTGGCGGACCTTCAGCAGCTCGGCCAGCGCGGCGTCGGCGGCGCGGGCGGCGCGCCAGAACGCGGAGCCGGGCTGGTCGGGGCTGCCGGCGTCGGCGGCCTCGAACATGGTCGCGACGGCGGCGGCGGCGGCCTTCACGGCGGGCTCGGTGGCGACGAACGTCTCGTCGTCGAGGTAGCCGGCGGCGTGCGCGGCACGGACGGCGGCGACCGACGCTTTGAGCGTGTCGGAGGCGGCGACGGCCTGCTGCCCCGGGCTGAGCTGGTTGCACCCGCCGGCCGTCAGCAGCAGCAGGGCGACCAGGGCGAGGGCGGGCAGGCGGCGGAGCTTCATCGGGGACCTCGGCGGCCGATCAGCCCCCACGCCAACACCGCGCAGTACGCGAGGGCGAGCGCGGCGACGGCGTAGGGTTGGACGGAGGGCGGGAGCACGGCGGTCAGAGGGCGAGGCGTCGGCGGAGGGGCCCCGGGTCGTACCCGGCGGCGGCCAGCTGGCGGAGGCCACGGTCGATCAGACGTTGCGCGGCGACCTTGGTCACGCCCATCCGGTCCCCGATCTGGGACAGGGGCACGACACAGCCGGCCGCGTCTGGGAGTCGGTGAGCGCAGGCCTCCCGCTGGCGCGGCGTCATGGCCAGGAGCGGGTTGTCGGTCGCGGGAAACGGCATCCCTCTATAGGACAGTGCGCGCGCGTTAACGCGCCTTCATCTGCCGCCGCGCCTTCCGCTCGCACCCGGGGCAGTACCGGTCGCCCCTGGCCCGGAGCAGCAGGCAGCGGGACCCGTCGGCGGCGCGGCCCTGGCACCCGGGCAGGATGCAGTCGCGGGCCGGGCGGTGCCGCGGCGGCGGGACGATGCTCAGCCGGTCGGCGTCGATCAGGTCCTCGTCGGGCGGGTCGGCCTCGTCGACGTCGGCCCGGACGAACTCGCCCGGGAACATCGCCCGCTCGACGAGGTGGGCCTCGACGTACGCGACGAGCAGGTCGACGACGGTGATCGGGGGCGGGACCCGGAGCGGGGGGAACTGGACCGGCGGGGGGACGACGCCGAGCACCGCCAGCGCGTGGAGCACGCGGGCCTCGAACCCGAGGGCGGCGTAGTGGGCGATCTGGATCTCCCGGCGGGTCACCCACTCCGCGCTCGGCTGGACCGGTTCGGGCCCGAACTCGGGCTCGCCGGTGACGGCCGGGTCGGCCGGCGGGAGGGCGCGCGTCCGCTCGAGGGGCGTGTCCCGCCGCCGCCGCTTCTTCGTTGGGGTTGCCGTCGCCGTCATCCGCACCCCGTCGTGAGGTCCCGCAGATCAGTACGCCTAGTCTACACCTGCGGGTCATCCGGTCCCAGCAAATAGCACGAACGTAGCAGACCCGACCGGGCTCGGCGGGCCGGCCTGCGATGGTGGGGCGGTTACCGCCTCGGCCGGCGGACGCATCTCGGAATGGCATAGAGGGCCAGCAGCGCCCCGGCGACAATCAACAAGCCGAACCCGGCGCGGCCTTGGGCGATGATGCACACGCCCTCGCCGGCGAGGGCTCCAAGGAGCAGCCCGACAGCCGCGTAGGCGGCCCAAAGGGCGGCGGTGGCGACGCGGAGCATGACGCGGTCGAACATCGGGTCGTCCTCCGTCAATAGTCAGTAGTCCGCGTCCCCCGCGGCGTCACCGCCCGCCGTCACGCGGGGGCTCGCCCCTTTCGGCAGATCCGGTCACTGCCCGTGGTGCTTGTCGAGAACGGCCTTCGCCTGCTGCAGCGTGCCCCAGTCCGGGTGCGTCCGCCCGCCGTTCGTGTCCGGGTGCATGAGCTGGGCGACGAACCGGTAGGCGGACCGGAACGCGTCGGCCGACCCCTCGATCGCCACGTGGCTCCACCGCTCGTTCGTGTGCCGGGCCAGGAACGCGGACGCGTCGTCGACCTTCATGGCGACCGGCGTCACCAGCCCGCCCGGCGGCGGCAGCTTCGCCCACCCGCGGTACTGCTCCGCGTTCCGGGTGACGCCGTACCGGTCGACCCGCCGCAGCGCGTCGAGCGCCAGCGCGATCGCCCGCAGGTTCTCCTGCCACGTCGCGAACCGGTCGCAGGGGAAGGACAGCGGCACCGCCGGCACCGTCTCCGTCCACTTCCCGTTGATCACCCGGCCGAGCGGGGGCGTCTCGAACGAGACGATCACGCCCGGGTGGGCCGGCTTGGCGTTCGCGTACGGGAGGCCGTCCCGCTTGATCTCGTCCGCCCGCAGCGCGAGCTGAACGACGACGTTCCGGGCCTTCACGGCGGCCAGCTCCCGCTCGAGGTGCCGGACGGTGGAGGCGTATCCGGCCCTGAAGGGCGAGCGGCGTCGGGTCGGCGTGTGCGTGCCGGGCCAGGCCTCGATCGGTACGAAGCGGATCACGGTTCATCCCTTGGTTATTGGACCTCGGTCGGCAATCTCAATTTCCGCCGCCGCTGGCCACGACCCTTTGGGTGTGAAGAACAAGAATCTCGCGGCGTTCCTCTACCTCTTCTGCTCCATCACCCTGTTCCCGGTGCTCACGCATCTATCGATCCGCCTGATCGACCGGCAGCTACCGGCCCCCGGATGCGGCCCCGGGCTTCCGGTCGATCGCGGCGTCAGCCCGCCGCATCAGCACCCGGATCGGCTCGAGCGTGGCGGCGTCGTCCCGGCGGATCGTCTCCTCGGCGAACACCCACGGCTCGCCGCCGTGCCCAAACGAACGGGCCTGGTAGTCACGCCAGTCAGCCGCCCGCTTGGCGTGGGCGGCGGCCCGCTCGGCGTACCAGTCGTTGAGGGCGATCGCGACGTCGTCGAGGACCGGGCGGAGGGAGGCGGCGTCCGTCTCGGCCGCGTCGAGGCGGGCTACCACGGACTGCATCGTCTCGCCCGAGAAAGTCTCGCCGCGGGCGGCCAGCTCCCGGACGAGCATCAGGTCGACGTCGGAGATCGGGGCGGGCGGCCTGGGGTCTGGCATGTCAGCCTCTCGGTGGTGTGCACATGGGAAGCCGGGGACGGCGGCGCAGTACTCGCACGGTGCGGGGTCGATCGGCGGGAGGGCGCTAAGCACGGGCGTCCTCCCTTCGCACGTCCGCCTCGGCCGTCGCCCACGCCGCCCGCACGAGCGCGTCGCGGGCGAGCCGCACGGCCGGCGGCAGGGTGTCCGGGTCGGCCAGCAGGACGGCCTCGATCACGAGGGCACCGGGGCCCTTGGCGGCGCGGTCGTCGCGCTCCCGGGCATGGGTGATGCCGGCCAGGTCGACGGGTGGGGTGGGGTCGGTGGGGTTCATGGTGCTCCGATCAGGCCGGCCCGAGGGCCGACCCCGTGGATTTGCTCTGATCCTCGATGCGGCCCGGGCGTACGTCTGGTACCCCCACCCCTCGGACCCTCCTTACTTCGGGCGAGCCCGTCACGCGGGCCGCCGGAGCAAGGACCTCCCCCCCGTGCCGAAACTTGTGCTGATCGTCGAGGAACACCTGGACACCGCCCAGTGCCTGGAGCGCCTGCTCCGGTTCGCCGGGTACGAGGCCGTCGCCGCCCCGACCGGGCCGGAGGCGCTGCGCCTGTTGACGGTTCGGGTGCCGGCTGCCGTCGTGCTCGACTGCCCCATGTCGGACATGAGCGGGCTGGACGTCCTGCGGGCGGTGCGGCGCGACCCGCGTACGGAGTCCGTCTCGGTCGTCATGTACACGGCCGACGTCTCCCCGGAATGTCGCGAGGAGGCGATGCGGCTCGGGGCGAACGAGTTCCTGGTGAAGGGCCGGGCCTCGTGGGACTCGGTCCTCGCGGCCGTGTCCCAGCACGCGGGGAAGCCGTGACTCGGCGACGCCGGCCGGACGGTACCGTCGCCGTCGATGAGGAGGGGCCTCACGCGACCTCCTGTCCGGCGGCCAGCGACGGGCCGTTGATCAGCAGGACCTCGGGGGCGGCGGTCGCGCCGGCCTCCCGCCTCGTGGCGCTGGCCATGTTCTTGACCATGGTCACCGCGCGCTGCGTCCAGCCCGGGTACAGCTCCGCCAGCCGGGGGTGGGCGTAGTAGCTGACGACGACGCGGGTCTTCTTGAACCGGCGGAGCGCGTCGGCCAGCCGGGCGTGATCGTCTTGCCCCATGAACCCCTCCCCGAAGTCGTGGACGTACTTCGCCCCCTTCACCAGGTACGGCGGGTCGGCGTAGATCACACACTGCGCCTCGTCGGCGATCTTGGCGAGCACCTCGAAGGCATCGCGGTTAAGGATCGTGACGTTCCGCATCCGCTCGCGCCACTGGGGGATCGACTCGACCGCCCCGCGGAACCGGGTGGCCGAGTCGCCCCCGTTGGCGGTGTACCGGATGCAGAACGTGTTGGTCCGGGCGTGCCCTTCGGTCCCGACAGACCCGTTCCGCCCGCACCACGAGGCGACGAAGAAGGCCCACGCGCGGCCGACGTCGCGGGCGTCGGCGTCGGCGGCCCGCTCGGCCAGAAGGGCGGTGGCCTCGCGCAGCGTGTCCTCGTGCATCCACGTGCTGCGGAGCTTCCGGTACAGGGCGGCGCTGGTGTCCCGCGACTGGATGACGCGGGCGAGGTTGATCAGGTCACCGTGCAGATCCACGACGGTCTCCTGCCGGCTCTGGGGCTTCGCCAGCAGCACCGCCATCGACCCGCAGAACGGCTCCCAGTACGCCCGGTGCGGGCCCAGCTCCTCGACGATCGTCGGGGCCAGCGTCCGCTTCCCGCCGAACCAGGGGGCGAGGGCTTTGATCTTCATCTCGGGTTGCGTGCTCATGCCGGCACCGCCTCTCGTGCGGGGTGTTGCCAGGTCAGTCCCTCAGCGGGTCGCCCGCCTCGTCGTCTTCCCGCTCCTGCTCCCGCCTGCGCAGTTCCTTCTCCTCCTCGTCGCTGACGGGCCGCACGGTCCGGTCGTCGTCCTTCGACAGCGGCGAGCCGGCCCGCACGCGGTTCCGCAGCTTCCGGATCCGCGCCTCCTTCGGGTCCTCCGGTACCACCGGCGCGTCGGGCCGCTCGGCCGCCGGCGTGTCGTAGTAGTTGTTCTGGACGATCGTCACCGGCGGCAGCGCCTGCGTGTTCGCCTGCAGCATCTTGTGGGCCTGGTCGAACACGAACCGGGCCGCCTTGATGTCCCCCTCCTTCGCCGCCTCGACCTGCTTCCCCATCACCGCCTGCAGGTCCTCGCCCTTGATCGCGCCGCCCATCGCGTCCCGGAGCGTCTGCAGCCACGGCGGCAGCTGCATCACCTGCTTCGCCGTCTCGATCCCGGCGTCCGTGCCCAGCCTGGCCAGGCCGTTCGCCCCGTTGTTGTTCCCGTTCGTCGTTCCCATCGGAGACCACCTTTCGCCGCTCGATCGTGAACGGCAGTGAGTAGACGCAAACGCTCCGGCCGCTGCCGGCGCGGTTCCCTTTGCCGCAGTCCGGTGACCGGACCTGGCGGCCGAGGCAGACGACCAGCCCCCGCTTCATCAGGTGGGCCAGGTACGACCCTTCGGGGTCGTTGCTCGTCAGGCTGGCCCGGCTCCCCTTCCACGGCATGCCGATCGCGTCGGCGATCTCGCGCCGCGTCATGGGGCCGCGGTCCCAGATCGCGTTGAGGATCTGCACGGCGCGGGGCCGCAGGTCGGCCGGCCACCCGGCGGCCGCCGCCCGTTCGGCGAACGACTTGACCCGGAGCTCCGCCAGGCTGCTCAACCCGGCCGCCGCGAGCTGCTCGCGCGTCCTGGCCGCGACCTTCACCCGCTGGCGGTCCGCCAGCCGGTTGTTCGGCAGCCCGAGGTTCCGCCGCCGCTCGCTGACGCTCTCGCGCGACAGCGGGACGCCGCGGAGCTCGGACCACCCCCGGGCAATCTCGCCGTCCGTCCACTGTTCGGCGTGCCGGGCGCGGATGTAGTCGTTCACCCCCGCCAGCTGTTCCTTCAGCGGCCGCGAGATCCCCAGGCGCTTGCGGGCCTGGTGCACACCCGACAGCGTGCGGCCGGGGAGGCGGGAGAGGATCCGCTCGGCCGAGTCGCCGGCGGCCGACCGCTCCCGGACCACTGCCAGCTCGGCGTCCGTCCAGAACCGCCGCGGGGACCTCGCCGGTGCCGGTCTGCGTGTCTCGGTGACAGTGACGACGACAGGCCGCGTCGGCGACGTCGCCCGCCGGCACTGCTCGGCCAACGCCGCGACCTGGTCGAGCAGCGCGTCGAGCATCGTCGGTCCCCGCGCCCGCCGCCCCGATGCCGTTCCGTGTAGGTCCTTCACGTGCTGCTCTCCCGCGCTGGTGTGTCCTCACCCGCCGGCCCGGTGCCGGCGGGGCCTCGTCCGCCCGCCGCTCAGACCGCCGCCGCCTCCGGCTCCTCGGCCGGCTCGGCCTCACCCTCGCCCTCTCCCTCGGGTGCAGGGGAGAGGGGTTGGCCGCGGTCCGGGTCCGCCGCCAGCTCGTCGTTGCGGCGCTGGCACCAGGCCTTGGCGTCGTCGAGGAGCTCGAACCCGCTCGGGAACTTCGACGGCATCAGGTAGTCGCTGGACATGTCGAGCGCGTACCGGCCGGACCCCGCGCCCTCGCCCTTGTCCTCGATGACGAACGCGGAGGGCTCCCCCTCGTCCTCCGTGATCCCGGCCGTGTTGTCGGCCGCCCACGTGTTGCCGCCGTCCTCCGGCTCCCACGCCAGCCCCGCCGGCTTCCCCGCTGCCGCTTTCTCCCGCGGGTGGGCGATCCAGTACGCGACGATGAAGTCCTCGACCGCCTGCCGCTTCTTCTCCCCCAGCCCGGCGACCTTCGGCTCCCAGCGGGCGGCCCGGTGGTCCTCCAGCTCGCCGAACGTCGTGATCCCGTGCTCGGCCAGCAGCGCGGCGAGCTTCTCGTCGGTCACCACCTCGCCGATCGGGACGGCCCGCCAGGCGTCGGGGTCGGACGGCGGAATAATCGCCTCCCCGTTCTCCCCCGGGGCTTCACCGGTGGCGGGCGGGACGGTCACAACCTGGGCGGTCGGCATCCGCACGCCGCCGGCGACCTGGTCGAACAGCGGGGCCGGGGCGTTGTAGTCCCGGATGATCCGGCACAGGTCCTCGCACGCCCGCTCGTAATCCTTCTTGAGTGCGGCCGCGTGGTCCTTCGCCTCCTCCCATTCGAGCCGCAGGTTCGTGGCCTCCCGCTCGGCCTTCTCGATGTCGGCCAGGTGCTTCTGCAGGCGGTCGGGCTTGGGCTCCTCCGCCGCGGCGGCCGCGGCCCGCCGCTCGTCCTTCGGCGTCTCGGTCGTGCGGACGGGGGCCGCCGCAGCCGCCAGCTCCCGGTTCCGCTCCTCGCACCACGCCTTCGCCGCCGCCAAGGTGGGGAACCGGTCCGGCTCGAACGTCACCAGGTCCTGCCCGGCGGGCACTATGCCGGCGTGCCAGACCTCGACCTCGTCGTCCGTCGGCTCGCCGTCCTCGATCCGGAACTGCGCGCCGCCGTGGCCGGTCGCCTTCACGTCCGGGCCCTTGCCCTCGACCTCCCACTGCAGCACGGGCCGCAGGTCCCGGAACGATTCCGGCGGCCAGAACACCTTCCACTGGTTGCCGAACTTGCCGGTCCCCTCGCACTTCGTCCGCCCGGGCTCCTCGACCCGGCCGACGACCGCCTCGGCGACCAGCTCGCCCCGGATCAGGAACTCGATCCCCTGGCCGGGCTCGGCGTCCGGCCGCTTGCCGAACGCCCAGAACTCCTCGTGCCCGGCCGGCGGCTCCTCCCAGAAGTGCGCGACCGCGCCGGCGGGGACGTTGATGACCAGCGCGTCCCGCTCCGGCGGTGCGAGCTGTACCCCCTCGCCCGCCGCAGCCACCGGCTCGGACACCTTCGCCGCGTCCGCCGGCGGGTCGATCACCAGCCCCGGGTTCAGCGGGACCGTCAGCCCGTGCCCGGTCGTCACCCGGTACCACCCGTTCTCGTCCTCGCCGGCCATCACCGCCGACGCCGGCCCGCCGTTCGCCGTCCGGTACCACACGGTCTCGCCGACCCCGGGGGCCGCCGGCGGCTCGACGATCCGCGACGGGTCGACCGTCTCCTCGGTGTCGTCCGCCAGCCGCACCCGCGGCTTGCCGGCCCGGAACTTCACGACCTCGCCGCGGGCCGGCCGGCCGTCCTCGCCGGTCCGGAACCACACCACGTCGCCCAGGCCGATCGCCTTCGCCTCGGTCGTCCCGCTGTTGCTGCTCATGTTCGCCTCGCCTTCGGTTGTGGCCGCGCCCGCGGCCGGTTGTGATCCGTTCAGTCCGCGTACCGCAGCCGGTGGCCCTTCACCGGTTGCCCGTCCTTCAGCCGCATCCAGACCGTCTGCGTCGTCACGCCCAGCGCCTCGGCCGTTGCCATCAGCCCTTCCCACCGCGGGCCCTGGTCGCTCTCGACGACCCGGTACGCCCGGCCGCCGGTGACCCTGCGGACCCGCCCGTCGCTGCCCCGCAGACCGAGCCGCTCCGCCTCGGCGATCCGCGTCCGGATCCGGTCCTCGAGGTCCGGCGGCGGCGGGGCGGCGGGCGCCCAGCTCGTCGGGGCCGGAGGGACCGTTCGGTGGGTCTGGGGTGCGCGTCTCATCTTGCAAGCGTAGTAGATGCCTTCACTTCAGCGCGACGAGCAGCCCGCCGCCGCGGTCTCGAGCCCGGCCCGCCGCGCCTCCGCCCGCTCGAGGACGGGGAGCACGCTGGTCAGCCAGTTCGCCTCCGCCCGCAGCCGGTCGCGAACGCGGCGGAGCGACTCGACGTCGTGCTCGCCCTCTACGTTGGCCGGGCAGAGGAGCGCGATCGTCCCGTTCAGCCGGCGGCGGGTCTCCTGGCGGATGTCGAAGGGGGTCATGAAGGTCTCCGTGTCAGAGCTCGACGCTGTCGGCCTGGCCTTGAGGCTCTGCGTCGGTGCGGCGGACGAACTCCTCGAAGCCGCGGCCGAGCAGCGCGTGGCGGACCTTCTGCTCTCGTAGAGAGGCGACGTCCGCGGCGGTCATGGGGAAGGCGGTGGCCGCGACCCAGGTCGTCGTCGGCTGGTACTCGCGGTACAGGTTGACCTGGCGGAGGATCTCGCCGACCCCCACCGGACGAATCTTCACCTCGACCCCGAGGAGGCACGGGAGCCGGTGTTCGCGGAGCGCCGACTCCTCTCGCCAATCGGACCAAGGCAGCTCCTTGATCCGCGTCTCGCTCATGTAGGCCGACCACCTCTCCGGGCCGCAACCCTGCTCGAACCGCCACCGTCGCCGCCCGGCGAACACTTCCACCACGCTGAACCGGAGCAGCAGGTCGACGAACCCGATGGTCGTCTTGTACTGACCTTCGCCCTTGCTCACGGGCGCCTCCAACTGATGGTGGGGTCCGTCCTCGATGCTGAAGAGCTTCCGGCCCTCGCGCTCGACTAGGCCGTCGTGCAGGTCGACGACGGTCGGCGTGTCGGGGTAGATGCTCGCGATCAGCCTTCGCGCGACCTCCGGCGTCGCCAGGTAGCGGCAGGCGAGGTCGTGCCGTCGGTCCCCCTTGTCGGCGTCGGCGAACCCGAGCTTGGCGAGGAGCGTTCGGTCGTGTGAGTGCATGGCGTTCCTTCGGTCATGGTGGCAGGGCCGACAGGGCTCTCCCTTACTTCTCTCTCTGTCTCTCTCTTTAAATCTCTCTCTCGTAGCTTTTGACCCTGGTGACCCTGACCAAAACGCCTGTTTCGGCGCGAACCTTCCATTTCCACGCCGTCAGACGTGTTTGGCTCGCCGGCTTTGGTCAGGGTCTACTCGGCTTTGGTCAGGGTCATCGTCCTTTTGGTCAGGGTCCGGTCAGGGCTCGGGTCATCTGGTTTCGAAGGGCAGCACCGGGGCGAGGGCGGCCGGGTCGTGCCCGTTCGCCACCGCCGCCAGCGCCCGCAGCTCGTCCCGCTCGTCGGGCGTCTCGTCGACCTCGTTCGTCGGGATGTACGCGCGGTAGTTCGACAGGATCGAGACCCCGTCGAACGTGTGGGACCTTCGCTTCTTGCCGCCGGTCTCCACCCACGGCCGGCCCGGCTTCACCAGGCTCAGGGTCGCCTCGTACAGCTGCTCCGAGAACGTGTTCAGGGCCATCTGCTCGTGGCCGTTCCGGCCCTGCCACCACTTCCACAGCTCGTACACGTGCCGCTTCAGCTCCCGCGGCCGCTCCTTCTGCCGGCCGTCCGCGTCGAGCTCGTAGGCGAATACCTCGAGGCACTCCTCGACGAACGCCTTCACCGGCGACGACTGGCGGCTGAACCGCTCGAGCAGATCGATCCCTCGCTCGGTCTGGCTGAACCGCCAGCCGTTCGCCCACAGGCGCCGGAGGCCGGCCATCGCCCAGGCGGTGAAGCCGGGCATCTCGGCGCGGAGCTTGTCGAACAGGTCCGGGTCCGGGTTCGACGCGAACGTCCGCTCGAAGCTGATCACGAGCGACCGCCGCTTCATGGCGATCCCGGCGTCCGGGAGCTTCGGGAACCGATTGGCCGCGAGCGTCAGGCGGGTCCCGAGCCGGACGCTGGCGAGCAGCTCGCGGTTCTTGCGGTCGATATTCCGGTCGTCCTCGCCCACGATCGCCAGCAGGTGCTCGACGATCCGGTGCGCGTCGCTCCGGCCGAGCAGCGTCTCGCCGCTCATCGCGGACGTCTTGCCAAGGAAGCTCGACAGGGTGAACCGCTCGCACAGGTCCGAGAGCCGGAAGCTGACCGCATTCACCGGGCCGACCAGCTCGGTCAGCAGGCGGAGGATCGTCCCCTTGCCGCCGCCGCCGACGCCGTGCAGCCACATCATCTTTTGGAGCCGCGTCTCCCGGGTCAGCAGGTACCCCGCCCACTCCTGCAGGACGGGCATCTGCTCCTCGCCGATCGACTGCCTGAGGAACCCGAGGATCTTCGGGCACTCGGCGACCGGCTGGTACGGCCGCGGCAGGACCGCCACGCTGAACCAGTCCGGGGTCGGCTTCTGCAGCGGCACCGCCGGGTCGTCGAGCCACGCGCGGTAGTCGAGCAGCCCGTCCTCGAACGCGATCACGTGGTGCGGGTCCGGGCGGTCGTCACCGGCCTCGCCGTCGAGCCACTCGGGCATCGCCTCGACGTCCGCCTGGCACAGCGCCCGGAGCTGGCGGACGACGTCGTTCACCGTGCTCCCGGTCACCCGCAGCGGCACCCGCTCATTCCCCGCTTTGAAGTGCCACTGGTTGTTCAGGAAGAGCGTCAGGTCGCTCAGCAGCTGCTCGAGCAGCCGGCGGCGGTAGACGCACGACTGGAACTCGTAGAACTCCTCGCGCCAGTGCCGGAGCCGGGTCGGCCGCACGAAGCGCAGCATCTCGAACCCGCGGGCGTCCTTGCACTCGTGGACCTCGCCGAGCCCCCGCGCCCGGAGGTACGCCGCCGCCAGCGTGTACGGCCGCGTGTCCGGCAGCGTCGCGCTCGGGGCGTCGGCGGGGTCTGCCGGCTCGAAGTTGGTCGGTCCGTTGTCTTCCATGCCGTCTCCCGTCCCCGCGTCCGTCACGCCGTCGCCATCGCCGCCGCCTCGATCGCCTCGACGAGCCCGTCGCGGAACCCGGCGGGCCCGTCCCTCACGAGCCAGTCCCGGGCGTCCTTCACGCCCGGGGGCGGAAGGACCACGTCGACGCGGGCCGCCGCCCCGGCGAGTGCCGTCGCCACCTCCTCCGCCCCCTCGAGCCCGGGCCACCGGCCGTCCGCCTTCTCGTCGTTGTCGCCGAGGACGACCAGACGGCTGGGCCGCAGGTCCCTGCACAGGCGCCGGAGGTGCTCGGCGCCGAGCCGGTTGTTCGGCCGGCCAACCGCGGCGAACCCTGCGGCCAGCAGCGCCGCGCAGCTGGTCGGCCCCTCGGGCAGGACCAGTTGGGAGCGGCGGGGGAGGCCGCTCGGGAGGAAGAGGGCGGACCCGTCGGAGCCGGTGACCGAATACTTCTTGCCGGCGTGCGAGCGGACACGGATCCCGACGACGTCGGTGTGCCCGTTACCCAGCAGCGCGCCGGCGGACATCGGGAACGTCCAGAGCCCGTCGGCGTGACAGGCGGTGTCGTGCGCGGCGGCCGCATCGGCGGTCAGCCAGCCGGTGCCCAGGCGGATCAGCCCGCCGGCGTACCCGACGATCGCGTCGGCCCGCGGGCACAGCGCCCGGGCCAGCGCGCTGAGCTGGCGGTCGGCGACGGCCAGCCGGCAGTCCCTCGCCAGGCGGGCCAGGGCGGAGCGGTCGACCTTCTGCGGCCGCGGCGTCGGCCGCGGCGCCGCGATCGGCGTCGCCCCCTCGAGCTTGTGGATCCAGCCGCCCTTCCACGGCCGCCCGCCCGCCATGCGGCCGCACCAGTAGGCGGTCCCGTCGGCGAGGAAGTAGCACCAGCCGGCCTTGCCGCATGCGGGGCAAGGTCGTGAGCGGCTCGTGCGTTGTTCCCGTGGGATCGACATGAATGGCTCAGAACGGGATCTGGTCGGGCGTGTAGTGCGTCCCCGCCGGCGGCAGCGCCTCGAGCGGGGGACGGTCGAACAGGCTCCCGCCCCGCGGCGGCGGCCGCGGCTTCTCGGGCGCGCCGGCCTTGGGCTTGTTGGGGCCGATCGTCCCGGGGCACCCGTCGCCGAGCGGCAGCTCCGGCTGGGTGACCTTCACGGGGGCGGGCTTCGGCGGCGGCGTGGCCGGCGAGTCGGGCGCGAACCGCACGGCCTTGGCCCGGACGAACATCTCGCGGCCGTTCACCCACTGGTTCAGCTCGAGGGAGCCCTCGACGACGGCCCACCGGAGGTGCCGCCCCTCCTTCTGCACCGCGTCGGCCAGCGCGTCCCAGGCCTGGCACGGGTACAGGGTGGCCGCCTTGTCGGCCGGGTTCTTCTGGACGGCGATCGTGAACGTGACGAGGTCGCCGCGGGTGGTCCCGCGGGTGACGACGCCGTAGAGGCGGCCGCAGAGGCGGACGTTCGCGTACTGCGGGTAGGGCTTGGGGGCGGCGGCGGAGGCGGTCGGCGAGGTTTTCACGCGGCCACCCCCGTTTCGCAGATGGGCCGAGCTTGGCCGGGGAGGAACTGCCGCCAGCCGGCGAGGGTGAAGAATCCCCACGCGCGGCACTTGGGTCCGACGAACACCAGCGACCACGCGGGGCGGTCAACCTCGATGCGGTGTGCGAACGTCGCGCGGCGGGAGAGGAACGATCCGGGCTCCCGCCACCGCCGGCCGCCCGGCAGAACCTCCCGATAGCCGCCGGCCAGAATCAGGGTGACGAACGGCCACGGGTGGTCGTGCAGGCACCGGTCCTCGTCGCTCCGCCGGATGTGGTGCAGGTAGACGTTCCCGAGCGGCGTCCGCAGCAGCTTGTAGCGGCGCATGAACACGTCGCCGGCGGCGTTGGCGATGTCGAACCACTCGACGCGGGACAGGATGAGGTCGAGAAGCTTCACGCCACGGCCCTCCCCTCGCCGGCGGCGGCGAGCACGAGGCGCCAGTCGATGCCGCGGCGGACGGTCCCGCACGCCCGCATCGCCGACCACGGGATCTCCGTCACCGTCTCGTTCTCGAGCAGGGGCCACGGGCACCAGAACAGCGCGTCGTCCGTCGTGCGGAGGCACAGGAGCCCGGCGACCGCGCCGGCGCGGCCGGCCCGGACGATCTGCCGCTTCTGGTGGGTCTTGACGATCTTCGGCCGGGCGTCGAGGTGCCGCGCGTGGGCGGTCTCCTTGGCGTCGAACACGACTAGGCGGCCGGTGCCGATCACGCACCCGTAGAAGTCCGGCGGGCTCTTGACCGACTGCTGCTGCCAGTCGCCGCCCTTCCTGAACCGGCGGATGCCCTGCTCGACGCGGACGAGGAGGACGAGCGGGCTCGGGGCGGCGCACATCCGCTCGAGCCGCTTGCCCCGCTTCTGGGGCCTGGGCTCGTGCTCGGGCGGCAGGGGCTTGTCGGCGAACGCTGCGCGGGCCTCGTCCGGCCAGAGCTGCTCGAGCATCCGGCGGGACTCGACGGCGACGGGGTCGGGACGGGGCTGGCGGGTCACCGGCCACCCCCGTTCCGGCGCAGGACGCGACCCATCACCCGGGCGAGCAGCTGCTGCCTGCGGGCGAACCGGTCCTCAGATTGGGCGCGAATTTGGGCGCGGCTAACGCCGGCAGGCGACGGCAGACGGATACCCGTCGTACCCTCCGACCCCTCTTTTTGACTCGTTGCGCTGGGTTTGCCGGCGGTGTGCCGGCGTTCGCCGGTGGGTTCAGTGGGCCATGAGGGGTCCGAACAAGCTCCTGATCCGCCGGGATTCGCGGGGGTCGCGGCCTGATTGGGCGCGACTTTGGGCGCGACCGGCACCGACCGGCCCGCCGCCGCCAGGTAGTCCGCGTCGGTCACCTGGAAGTAGTGGTCCCGGGCGACCTGTTCGGAGTTCCCGAGCCAGGCGCACACCACGTGCTGGGGCCACCCGTCCGCCACGAGCTCCGTCTGCCGCGTGCTGCGGAGGTTCTGGAACAGCTTCGGGTACCGCTTAACCCCGACCCGGGCGAGCACCCGCTCGAGCCGCGTCCCGAGGTTCTGCGTCGCGCTCCGCTTCTCTGTGAGCACGAACGGCGAGCCGACCGCGTCGGCCCGCCGGCGCGCGGCCGCCAGGTGCGGGAGCAGCTCCGGGAACAGCGGGACCCACCGCTGCTCGCCGCCGGGGTGCCGCTCGGTCTTCGGGCTCGTCACCCGGAACCGCCCGCCGGCCTCGTCGACGTCCGACCACTTGAGCGCGACGGCCTCGGACGGCACCCGGAGCCCGCCGAACCGGGCCAGCGCGAACGCCGTCGCCAGGTCCGTGTCCCCGCACCCGGCGATCACCGTCGCGGCGTCGGCGCGGGACAGGAAGAACTGCCGGGCCTTGTTCCGCTGAGAGCCGGGGCGGACGCCGGCGAACGGCGACTCGGCGAGCAGTCGCCAGCGGACCGCGGCCTTGAACGCCTGGCGGGCGACCTTCACCCGCTTGGCGACCGTCGCCTCGGCGAACCCGGCGGCCTTCAGCCACTGCTTCCACTTCTCGGCGTCGAGCGGGGTCAGGTCGCGGATCAGCTTCCCGGCCCCGAAGAACTCGACGAGCTTGTCCCGGGCCTGCTCGTACACCTTCCGGGTCCCGGCCTTCACCTCGGCGGCCGCGAGGAACTCCGTCAGCAGCCCGCCGAGCGACAGCTCGCGGCGCGCGGGGTCCGCCGAGGGGGGCATCAGCCCGGCGGCCGACACCCGCTTGCGGAGCAGCGGCGGGAGCGCGGCGAACCAGGCGACCGCCTCACGCGACGGCTCGTACCCGCCGGCCCGGGCGTTCGCCAGCTCCTCGACCTTCGCCCGGAACGCGTCGGCCTTGGCGGCGTTGGCGACGCCGATCCGGACCCGCTTCCGCCGGCCGTCGGCGCCGGTGAACTCGATCCGCTTGCGGCCGTTGGGGTCGTTGATCACGCTAGCCATTGGCGGCCTCGCTCTCTGCCCGCGCGCCGGCGCCGGCCGGCGCGTTGCCCTTGGCGACGGCGGCGACCCGTGCCCGGTCGAGGGCGGCGTCGAGGTCGCGGACGTCGTAGCGGTACGTCTGGGGCATGAGCGGGATCACCGGGACCGCCCAGCGCGACCGGAAGTCGCGGAACGTCCGCTCGCTCATGCCGCCGCAGTACGCGGCGGCCTGCTCGGCGGTGAGCATCCGCGTGGGCGGCGGGGCGGGCAGCGGGACGTAGGGGCCGCCGGCCACCGTGGGTTGTGCTGTCGCCTGGTCCATCGTCGTCCTCACCCGTTCGCCGGCACCGCGGCCGCCCGCTCGGCCAGGATCCGGTCCTTGTTCGCGTCGCACCACGCCACCCACGCCGCGTTCGTCAGCGTGTGCTGGTCGCCCGGCTGGGCTTCGACGTACCGGTAGTCGCCGGTCATCCGGGTCTCGCCCCGACGGCGGCCGGCCTTGTCTCGATAGTCGATGTGCATCCACCCGGCGTCGCCCTGCAGCCGGTAGACGTAGACCGCCTCGCCGGCGGCCGGCTCGTCGTCGAGCTGGTCGAGCGCGTCCCACTCGCCTGCGGCGGAGCGGACCACCCGGAGCATGATCGGCGCGCGGCGGAGGACGAGGTTGACGCCTGCGGCCGGGCCGTCGAGGAAGCGGATCATCGGCCTGCCTCCAGGGGGACGCCGTGCTTCACGACGCGGTTCGGCTGCAGCTGCACGTGCCGGCCCTCGCGGCGGATCGACTCGGCCACCTCGCGGCGGTTGAACGCCACGCCGCGCGGCCCGGCTAGGCCGATCCGGACCTTGTCCCCGCGGATGTCGACGACGGTCGCGAGGACGACGCCGCGGTTCGTCGGGTCGAGCAGCCGCGCCGCGAGGTCCTGCAGGGCCGGGTCGGTGCACCCCTTCAGCGCCGCCTCGTCGGCCGGGCTGAGGATCACAGACGTCTGCGCGCGGTCGCCGATCTCGATCGTCTCATCACGCTGCCTCGCGAGCACCAGCATGGGGGCCTCCTGCCGTCGGTTGTTCAACCGGGGCGACGCCGGGCCGGGTCAATGGCTGCGCCCGTCGCCCCGTGCGGCACGCGCCGCGAAGGGAGGGCCGGGCGTCTCCGCCCGACCCGCCCGCACTCCGGCTCCTCGGTAGTCACCTGCACGCCGCTTCGCCGGACGCTTGCGGTCGTTTCGTGCGGCTTGGCTTGCCCACCGCACGCGGCTCTATCCCTCGCGAGGCTCTCGCCTCATGGGTGGGGCCGCCGTTTCCGACGGGCCCACCCGGATCCCCGGCTCATCCGCCGGCCTACCCTGCCTCAGTCGGTGCAACCGGGGCAGGGGTCGTGCGGGGCTCCGCTGCGGGTCACACCGTCACCGCAGGTTCAGCGCCCCTCCGTTAGAAATCAGTCCGTCACGCCCCCGCGGCGGCCGGCTCGGCTTCGAGGGACTGGATCAACTTCACAGCCGCGTCGGCCGTCAGGTCGTCGAGCTTCTCGACCTTGTGCGCCCGCAGGACGTCCGCCAGCGCGGCGCCCGGGTCGGCCACGTCGCCGAGCAGCTCGCCGATCCTTTCGACCTGGGCGGCCGAGGCCTTGGCCGGTGCCTTCGCCGCCGGCTTCTTCAACGCGGCGATCTGCTCGTCCGTCGCGTTCCGCAGGCGGTTGAGCACCGCGTCGCACTGCTGGTCCGTCCAGGCGTTGATGTCGGTCGGGAGCTTCTCCTTCTTCGCCAGCACCGGCAGCACGCCGCGGCCCGCGCCGTTCAGCCCGCGCTCGCGGGCCAGCGCGTCCCACTGCTCGAGGAACCACTCCTGGCGGGTCTGCTGCGGCTCGTCGTCGACCGGGGCGTGGGCGGCCGGCGTCCGGCCCCGCGGCGGCTCAACCTCGGCGTCGATGATCCCCATGTCCTCCACGTCCTGGGTGAAGAACTCCGACGCGCTGGTGGCGACCAGGACGGCGGCGACCAGCGCCCGCTTCTGCGCCATCTTCTGGATCGTGTTCACGAGGTCGGCGACCTCGTTCGGGTCGACCTTCGCCGACTGGTCGACGATCGCCGGGTCGTCCGCGGCGAAGTTGGCCCCGCACCCGCCGGCCTTGCCGAAGCAGTACCAGCCCGGCTCGGCCTGCGGGTCGTCCCGCGGGGGGTACTTGCTCCGCTTGATCGCCGGCTTCCCGCACTCCGGGCACGCGCGGGAGTCCCGGCGGTACTTCTTCTCCCGGCTGTTGCAGGACCCGATCCCGCTGCCGATCGGCTTGCCGTTGCGGCTGACGACGCAGCGGTACGCGTAGAAGAAGAAGCCGTTCTCCCAGTCCTCCGTGACCCGGTAGTCCTGGAAGTCGGGGACGAGCCCGAACAGGCTGCAGAGCTTCTCAGCCCCCGGCTTCAGGAGCGTCGGCTTCTCCCCGGTCCCGGGGATCGCCCCGTAGTCGAGACCCTTCACCATCACCTTCTGCGCGAACTGGACGACGAGGTTCCGCCGGCCGACGGCCTGCTCGATCGACATGACCGGCATGAACGCGTCGGCCTCGGACGCGACGGCGAGCGCCGTCGTCTGCCCGGCCGGCACGATCGCGGTCTGTTGGGTCCCGCTGCTCATGTGCATCCCTTTCCGTGTGGCCGGCGTCGCCGGCTGACTGTGATTACTGTTGACGCCGCGGAGAGGGGGCAGGTACAAGACGTGCCTCTCAACGCGGCCCGCACGCCGCTCCAATCCCGCAAGCCGCCCGGTGCCGCCCGCGCCGGGCGGCGTTGTTCCGTCACCCCGCCGCCTTCGGGTACGTCAGCCGCACGACGAGCTCCCGCACCCCGTCGAGCTTCCGCCGCTGCTCGTCGATCGCCGCCAGCTGCGCCGCCGCCTCCTCGGGCGTGAGCAGCCGGCCGGTCTCCTCGCACGCCTCCTGCAGCTGGGCCGTCGTGCCGGCGACCTGCGCGAGCCCGCGGCGGATGTCCGCCTTGTCCTCGACCCCGTCGCCGTTGAAGTCCCGGACCGCGTCGCCCCGCGGCGGCACCGGGTACCCCGTGCCGGCCAGCAGCACGCCGAGCACCGCGTCGGCCGCCGGCGCCGGCAGCGTGCCCAGCGCGTGGCGGAGGTCGGCGAACAGCTCGTCCCAGGCGCGCTTCTCGCCGAGCACGTCGTAGACCGTCGAGTCGGAGCAGAGGAACCCGGCCGCCAGCGTCTCGACCTTGATCCCGTGCCGCTCGCGGACGGCCCGCAGGGCGTCGGACAGCTTCGGGTTGTTCGTGAACTTCGGCATTGGATTCCGGAACCTTGGGACGACGGGCGGCAATGATGGGCGGGAGCGGGCGTGGCGCGACCGGCCCGGGAGGAACGGAGGTGCGGGTCACGCTGCGGAGGTGGCGGCCTGCGCGCTCTGATGCTGCTCGGGAGCGCCCAGCCGGGCGAGAAAGTCGTCCGCGAGGGCGTCGATGGTCTCGTTCAGCTTCCACCGTTGGGTGCGGGCGATCTGCTCAAGCTTGGGCCGCGTCCCCGCCTTCAAGCGGACGATGTCGCTGGGGGTCTTGGTCTTCTCGTCGGGCACTGGTGACTCCTGATGGGGCGGACCAAGTATTCCGCCGGTCGTGACAAAAGTCAACAGAAGTCTCAGGAAGGAAAAGAATGGCACTCCAATTGGGCTTTCAGTTAACAGAAGTAACGGGGATGCTCATGCCTGTGACGCAGAAGCGCGCAGTCATCAAAGCGGCCACCACGGCGGATGCCGCGGAGAAAATTAAAGCCGTGGCAGACCGCTACGGTATGAAGGACTACGTCGTTTTCGGCAAGCTGATGGACTGGTTCGCTGCGCAGGACGATCTGTACCAGCGTTCGGTCCTCGGGCTTTTGGAAGGGCTCAGCGTAGACGCCGCTCGCGCATACATGGAACGCGAGGCCGAACGTGCCGCATCCGTCCCACCGGGTCAGACCCTCGTCGGCCCCAACCCCTCGCCCGCGGCCCAGCAGCTGACCGACGCCGCGCGCCGGGAGCGTCAGGGGCGGGAGGGGAAGCGGGAGCGGGACGCGACAGCGCCGCCCCCGCCGACGGCCGAGGGGCAGATTCCGCCCGCGGGGAGGAAGAAGCGGCAGACCGGCTGAGGCATCAACACGCACAGGAGGACCCGGTGGCAGAGCAGCAACCGAAGCAGTCGACGGTCCCGCCGGACACCGAGCCGGACACGGCCGACGCGCTGGCGACGGCGATCCGCGTCGCCCAGCGGGTGGCCGACCGGACCGGGTACCCGTTCAAGGGGAATGTTCTGCAGATCGCTGAGCAGCGCGCGATGCACATCGGGAACCTCGCCCGGCTGATCCTCGAGCGGGCGACCGGGCGGGTGAAGGACCCGCCGAAGTAGGCGGTGAGGGGCGGAGGACGGCGTGAGTCAGGCGGTGGTACGTCGGGAGGCGAGCATGGGGCAGGTGATTTCGTTCATCAACATGAAGGGCGGGGTAGCCAAGACGACGTTGGCCGTCAACGTCGCCTATGGCCTCGCCCACTTCCACCACAAGCAGGTGCTACTGGTGGATGCGGACCCGCAGTTCAACGCGACCCAGTATCTCGTAGAAGACGACGCCTACATCGCGCACATGGGCGACCGCAGCAAAGGCAGTCTCCTCGACGTCCTGATTCCGCGCCGGGACGGATCCATAAACACCGTCACCGGCTTCGCCAAGCCGGTGAACCGCAGCCGGATGTCGCTGCCGGCCTTCACCATCCCGATCTACGCCGGAACGTCGGGCAAGGGGCCGGGCGGGCGGCTCGACATCATCCCGTCCACGCTGAAGCTGATCGACTCCGAGGCCGCGCCGCGCGGCACGGAGCGCATGCTCAACAACTTCATCAACGAGCGGGCGAGGGGGTACGACTACGTCATCATCGACTGCCCGCCGACCGTCAGCCTCTTCTCCCAGGCGGCCGTACTCGCCAGCCAGAAGTACATCGTCCCGATCAAGCCGGACCCTCTGTCGATCGTCGGGCTGCCGCTGCTCGAGCGGTGGCTGGACGACTGCATGGAGCGGTACGGGATTCGCCTGGAGAAGATCGGAATGGTGTTCACGCTCGTCCGCGCGAACGTGCCGCGCATGAACGAGGTGATGGACACCCTGCGGGCGAACCACGGCGAGGAGATGTTCCAGAGCCACCTCTCCGTCTCGACGCACGTCGCGGAGTCGGTTGAGCACCACCAGCCCATCTTTAAGTACAAGCCATGGTCGAGTGGCGAAGGAGATGCAGTCGATAGTGGAAGAGTTTTGGACCCGGACGGGCGGAGCGTAGCGTTGGCGGAGAACCGGCGACATCATGCGTTTCTGGCGTTCGCCCAAAAGGCACTGGGCGTGCCAGCGTCCTATTCCAAAGAGGACCTGGAGCGGTTCCGCGAAACCGCGTTCGTCTCGGCCCCTCCACTGATCCCGGTCATCGACGCCTACCTGCGGCTGGCGCAGGCCGCCGAGTCCGAGGCGGAACCACTCTCGCCCGAGCCTCCTCGGGGCAAGTCCGGCCGGAAGCCTGGATCCGGCGAGTCGATGCACCTCTTCGACCTGCTGCGGCAGAAGCGGCTGTTCCCGTCCAATCCAGATCTGATCACCTTCGCGGCCAGCATCCTGCCGAACATGAGCCGCACGCGGTTCCGGAAGATGTCGCGCGGTGACATCGCCGCGCGGATCATCGAATACTTGGAAACGCTGGACCCGGGCACCCGGGACGCGTTCGAGCGGTCGATGAGGGAAGCCATGTCGCGCGACACGAATCGGGCGGCAGACCGGCGCGACTTCTTCTCTAGGTGGGAGCGGATCATCAAGGGAACGAAGCTCTGATGTCCAAGCGTGCTATCCCAACGGTCGCCGCTGACTTCCAGGGGGTGATGACGCACCTGGCGGAGCGAGGGATCGTGCCCGAGCGATTCCCCGCCGACGACGCGGGAATCGCCAAGCGGATGCACCGGGCGACATATAGCTTGATCCTGTGGCGGTTCCGGCTCCCGAAGATGCCAGAGCACGCCAAATGGTTCGTCGAGGAAATCGCGTCCGACTCCCTTCAGGTATTGCCACAGGCGATGATCGGCTTCGGGAAGACGACGAAGCTGCTGATCCGCGGCGTGGTCGAGAACGTGCTGAGGCACGTTTACTTCGCCGACCACCCCATCGAGTTCCGGCGTATGAACGATCGCGGGAAGTGGTACGTCGGCGTCGACGAGCTGCTCGAGTACGCGGGTGAGCACCCGCTGATCGCCGAGGCAGAGAAAAAGTTTGATGCGGTGCACCGGCTACGGACGCTGTACGACGAGCTCTCCGCCGGCGTGCACGGGCGACGGGTAACGGATCTCGAAACCCGTCGGGCTGTGGCGGAAGTACGGTACGACAGGTCGACCTTTGAACTCCACACGCTCGCCGTCGAGAAATGCGCGGAGGCAACCAACTTCGTGCTCGCGATCTTTCACAAGGACCACTTCCACAAGTTCACCGCCGAGGATCGCCACATCATTACTAACACCATGACACCCGGGTGCCGCAAAATCTGCTATGGGTTGACCTAAGTCGATTACCGCTTACGGTATGAATACCGGTATTGCAGTTCCGCAATTAGGAGCATTGCCGGATTCACCGCGAGTGCCCGGGTACTGAAAGTTGCTCGCCCCTCACCCCGCCTCCGCCTCCGCCTCCGGCAGCCGCGCCCCGTACCTCGCCGGGTCCGCGTACACACGCTCCAGCACCGCCCGGTAGAACTCCTCGTCGCCGAGCCGGTCGCCGAGGTCCTGGCGAAACTGCACGATCAGCGCCTTCCGCTTCGGCGCCTCCCTCAATTGGCAGTCGTGCAGGGCCTGGTGGAACTCCATCGAGGTCTTCGGCCACGGCCTCCGCCGCTGCGGGTCGGTGTCCTGCGCCGGCGGCAGCGCCCCGCCCGTCGGCAGGTCGAGCGTCGCCCCCTCCTCCTCCGCGTAGACGTCGCCGAGCTCGTCAGGGAACAGCCCGCGGAGCAGCTTCGCCTCGCAGCACTTGGCCAGCATCGTCTCCGGCGAGCGGTCGTACCACTCGGTCGGCCGCGCGTGCTCGGCCCACGCCGCGCTGACCGTCAGCGTGTACTTCTGCCCCGACCGGCTCGTCCGGGTGCCGGTCATCGTGCACCGCAGCGGGTACCGCTCCTCCGTGTAGGTGTAGAGCGGGCCGCAGACCTCGATGTGGTCGCCGGTCGCCCGGACCACGACCTTCATGCCGCTCAGCCGGAGCCGCCACTCGTACCCGACCCGCCCGTTGACGGTCCGGATCTGCGGGTAGACGTGCTTCTTGAACGGGTCGAGCCCGAGCCGCCGCGCGAAGTCGACGAGCCCGGCGAACTCCACCGGCTTCAGCTGCGGGTACGCCTTGCGGTGCAGCTCCCGCAGCCGCTCGGCCTCGTCGGGGTCGTCGCTCAGCGGCCGGCCGCCGGCCTCGGCGTGCTCGGTCAGATTGGCCAGGTACAGCTTCCGAAGGACGTCGCCGGGCAGCTTGAACCGCTCTGCGGCCTGCTCGAGGGACAGGACCGACGCGCCGTCCGGCTTCCGCTCCACGCCGAGCGCGTTACGCGGGAGCAGGGGCAGCGGGGCGCCGTCGACCGATGCGAAGATGGGTGCGGACATTCTCTCTCCTGGTTACAGCTCGTTCGGATCCACGAACACGCCGCGCCGGCGGCGCACCGGCATCGGCCCGGGCGGGCACGCCCGAACGACCCGCTCCGGCTCGCCCTCGAGCAGCGGGCCCCGGCACTCCGGGAACGCTTTCCGGAGGGCCCGGGCCTCAGCCCACTCCTTCAGCAGGCGGTGGCCGTCCATGACGCCCGCGGTCCACGGCAGCTCGTCGTCCGCCGCGGTCCCGGGGAACGCGACGGCCCGGCCGTGGGCGCCGGCCCGCCGCCACGCGACGGCGACCTCCCGGTACACCGCACCGGCCGGCCAGTCGTCCGGGTCGACCTCGAAGAACGTGACGCCGGCGAACTCGCCGGTCGCCTCGGCGAGGGCGCGGAGCGTCGCCAGGGTGACGGGGGCGGTGTCCGGCACGGCGTCAGTTCAGGTACTTCGGCGTCGGGCGGTCGGCCGGCCTGTCGATCACGGCCAGCACGCCGAACTGCAGCGCCCACGCCTCCTCCATCCGTTCGAAATCCTCGGCCGGCTCGTTCTGGCTGTAGATCGCCGCGAGGAAGTCCGGACAGGCCATCCGGTACGCGTCGGCCTCGGCGCACTCGGCCATCGCCGCTAGCGGGTCGTCCCGCCACAGCGCGGTGTCCGCGCGGCTCTCGTCGAGCCATGCCGACCCGTAGCAGAAGAACGTGTGGCCGTTCGGCTTCGTCCGCTCGATGCGCATGGAGGCCCGCACCTTCCCGGGCTGCAGGCCGTCCGCGGTGTACTTCAGCGGGAACAGCTTGAACGTGTCGCCGCGGGCGCGGGCCATCTCGCGGAGCTTCTCAATCGTCACGACTCGGTAGGGACGCAGCATCACTTCTCCCTGTTGGCTTCCGTTCGGTCTTCCAGAACATCGCCAGCACCCGCTGGCGGTCGATCGCCTCGAGCCGCTCGGCCGCCTTCGTCCGCCGCTGCGGCCACGTCGGGGCCGGCGCCCGAAGGGACCGGCGGGCGGCCCCGACGACCATCCGGCCGACGCCGAAGCAGCGGCCGAGGTCGCAGTTGTTGAGCCGCCAGTCGACCGGGTGCGTAGCGGCGAACGCGGCGAAGCTCCGCGGCGGCGGCAGCGCGGCGTCGATCCGCTCCCGCCACTCCGGCGGCACGACCGCCCGCAGCTCCCGGAGCAGCGCGACGGCGCTCACGCCGCCCTCCCGCCGCGCGACGCGACTGGCTCGGCCTCCCCGACCTCCCACACGGTCACCGTCCCCCGCAGCCGGCCGGGGAACGCCGCCCGGATCGCCCGGGCCTCGGCGACACCGCACAGCGCGCCGACCGGGTCGTCGTGCCAGACGTCCGTCCGCTGGAAGTCCTCGTCGAGCACCGCCTCGCCGACGAACCGCTCGACCTCGGGGCCGAACCGCACGGCGATGGTCACCGTCGCCCGGACCTGGTGGTTGTCGCCGACGTCGACGACGGCCGCCCCGGTCTCGACGACGCGGCCGCTGCCGGCGGCGACGTCGCGGAGCTGCTCGAGCGTGAGCACGGGGACGGGGCGGGCGAGCCGGGGCCGGCCGCCGAGCGGGCGCCGGCAGGACGGGCAGCAGGGCTTTGCGGGGACTGACGGGCGCACCGAGAGCGGGGAACGCATGGGCGGTCCTTTCGTGACGCGGGTTGTGCGGGGAGCCCTATCCCTGGGCGTGACCCGGTCGCCCTCTGTGGCGGCCGGACATCCGAACACTACACCGAACATCGGCCGAACTCAAAACGAATTCCGGCGTCTCCACCGTGGCATCGTTCAGCGGCCGCTGAAGGCCCGAAGTTATCCACCGTGGGTGCACGAGTGGTGCAGAATGAGCGGTGCCTCACCCCTGCAGCCCCGCACAAACATTAACAGGCCCCTAGACCCCCACCCGCACGACCGACCGCGGGCGTGACGGCAACGCGCCGCCCGATACACTCCCGCCCCATGCCCTTCGACTGGACGCACCACCCGGAACGCCCGAACTGGACCGCCCGCTGGATCGGCACCGCCGGCGACGTCGAGGCCGAGGTCCTGCAGATCATGCCGAACGCCCCGCACTGGCGGAGCACGCTCAGGCGGGGCGGGCAGATCGTCGGCGTGCACGAGATGCGACCGACCGAGGCGGAGGCGAAGGCACTGGCGGAGCAGCGGCTGGCGGAGATGGGTAGGTGAGCGCGACGGAGCCCGACGACTACACCGCCCGCGCGGTCCTCCGCCACCTCCGGTCGCTCGGCTACCGGGTCGCGTACTTCCGGCTCGGCGCCAGCCTCCGCGGCACCGTCCCGGCGTCCGTCGAGTGCCAGGCCGTCGAGCTGCCGTCAGGGGCTCAGTGGGTGGCGAAGGTGGTCATAGAGGCGGACGGGCTCGAGGCGGCGGAGCGGGCGTGCGCGGTGGAGCTGGCGCGGATGGTGGGCGTGGAGCTGGCCCGGATGGTGGGGGTGGAACTGTGGGAGTAACGGTCAGCCGCGGTACGGCGGGATGCCGAGCTTGGACCGCCGGACGTGTACCGCTTGGACCGTGCGGCCGAGCCGGGCCGCCAGCGCCTTCGCCGGCATCGTCCCCAGCAGCGCATCCTCCTCGGCCGCCCAGAGCCGGGCGCCGGGGCCGGCGGGGCCGTGGCCCTTCCGCCGCCACGCGGCCGCGACCTTCGCCCGCCGCTCGCCGGTGTGCTCGATCGGGTTGCCGTGGTTGAGGTTGGGGGAGTCGGCCCAACCCTTGGCAACGCGGCTGCGGAGCTTCCGCGTCCCTTCCGTGTACTGCGGCAGGCCCAGCGCCTTCCGCCACGTCCAGACCGTTTCCTCCGCGACCCCGAAGTGGTGCGCGACCGCCAGCCTGGACTCCGACCGCACCGCCCGCACCAGGTCGCCGCAGAGGATCAAGCACGGGCGGCCGCCCTTTTTCACCCGCGGCCACGGGATCGGGCCGTCGTGGTACCCGCCGACCGTGACGGTCCCGCGGACCTCGCAGAACAGCTTGGCGTCCCGGCGCGTCTTGGGCGGGCGGTAGGGGCCGTGCAGAAGCTTGAAGCGGTCCACCGCAGGCATCGCGCGGGAGTGTACCGCAGGCGCGGCGGTCCCGCGTCGTGCTGGAGTCACCGGCCGGCGCGCGGTAGCTTCGGTGGTGGAATGGTGTCTGACCGGCAGCAGGGGTGCGGCCGGCGCACCTGCCGTGACGGTTCATCGCCGGTTCGACGGGCGGTGACCGGAGAACCGGGTGAAGTCGGCGCGGGAAGGGGACGGTATGAATCGCGTGGTGATCCTACTGGCGGCGCTGACGATCGGGCCTGCAGCGGCTTACGGGCAGGGAGCACCGCCCCCGGTGCGGCCGCCTGCCGTGGCAAGGCCGACGTCCGCGCCGGCAACGCGACCGGCGACGGCACCGGCCGAGGTGCCCCTGACGCTCGCGGACGCCGAGCGGATCGAGGCCGAGGCGCTGGCTGCACTGAATGCGGCGAAACGCCAGGCGGCCCAAGAGTACATCGCGACACCGGAGGCGCAGGCGGACCTGCGGGAGGTCGTAAACCGGACGCGGGCCGTGAGCGACGCGACGACGGAGCAGCAGCGCACCCAGGCTGCGGGCTCACTGCAAGTGTGGCGGTCGCGGTACAACCGGAACCTCGAGGCGGCCGTCGCCGCAAGCCCCCGCGTCGTACGGGCGACGAACTACTACCGGTACACCGTCACGATCGCGACCGCCGCACGCGAGCGGGCGAAACGCGAGACCGTCGCGCAGGCGAAGCCGGAGCAGCCGGCCGCGGCGGAGTCGTCGGCTGGTTCGGGCTCGTCGGGCGGGGGCGTCTCGGTCCGCGGGTACACCCGGAAGGACGGGACCTACGTCCAGCCGCACCAGCGGTCCTCGCCGTCGCGCGGGCGGAAGTGACGCGGGAGCACGGATCCTACGGAAGGGGTGCGAGATGGCGGGCGTGGTGAACTGGCTGAGGGCGGCAGGTAATCGCCTGTTCGAGACGAGCAACCTGATCTTCGACCCGAATCGCGAGCTGCGGATCGCGACGCAGGCGGTGGAGATGTGGAAGCACATCGCCGCTTACAAGCGGGCGTTCAACTTCGAGGCGAGCTGCATCCAGCTCGGCGTCGAGGACCAGGACCGCCGCGACGTTGCGGGCCGGGTCTACCTGAACGCGCTGGCGAAGGCGTGGCAGAGCGGGTCGATCGACGCGAAGGAGCGGCAGTCGCTCAACCTCATCGCCCAGCTGCTCGGGATGTCTAACGAGCGGCGGTCCCGGCTCGAACTCGAGACCGGGGGCAGGCTGTTCGGCGAGGCGCTGCGGGCGGCGGTCGCGGACGGGGAAGTCTCTCCGGCCGAGAAGGCGGAGCTCGAGCAGCTCGCGGCGGGCATCGGCGTCCCGGTCCGCGACCTGGTCCGCCAGTCATTCGCAGACGAGGGCGGGCAGCTGCTCCGGTCGGCAATGGAGGCGGCGATCCGCCGGGGCCAGTTCACGTCGACCGACTGGCAGCGGATGGTGACGACGGCGGCCGCGCTCGGGATGACCGAGGCCGAGGTGCAGGCGGCTGTCGCGCCACAGGCGGGGCGGGTGGTCGAGGCGGCGCTCGCCGGCGCGAAGGCGGACGGGGAGGTAACCGATCAGGAGGCCGATGGGCTGCGGTGGCTCATGGACACGTTCGGCATCTACGGCGGACACCGGGCCTACGTCGAGAACCAGATCCGCGAGGTAAACGAGCTGGCGGCGATCCGCCGAGGCCGGCTTCCCTCCGTCGATGCCGGCGGGCTGCAGCTGCGGGGCGGGGAGATCGTCCACTACCAGGGCCGCGGCTACTACACGCGGGTCCGCGTCCGCCGGGGCGAGCACCGGGAGGAGCAGTTCGACGGGCACCTCGCCGTCACGGACGACCGCCTGCTCTTCGTGTCGCCGCTGCTGAGCGTCGACCTCGGGCACCGGCGGGTCGCGAACCTGCTGCTCGGGCACGGGGTGGCGGAAGTGCAGACGGCGGCCAAGGGGGCGGGGTGCTACTACTTCGAGACCCAGCCGGAGCGGGGCCCGCTCATCTACCAGGTCGCGATCGGCCGGGCGAATCAGACGATCACGCAGGCGGTCGAGGGGAGCCCGTCGCGGCACATCCCGCGGCACGTGCGGCAACGCGTCTGGCAGACGTACGGCGGCAAGTGCGCCGAGTGCGGGGCGACCGACTACCTTGAGTACGACCACATCATCCCGCACGCCCGCGGCGGGAGTAACGACGAGAAGAACGTGCAGCTCCTGTGCCGAAGGTGCAACGGGGCGAAGAGCGACCTGATCTGAACCGGCCGAGCCGGGGAGGAGTGAACGTGCGGAAGATGGTGTTGCTGCCGATCGTGCTGCTGTGCGTCGCCGCCGCCCCGGCCACCAAGCCGGCCAAACCGCCGACCTACGCGGAGCTGAAGGCGGAGAACGAGAAGCTCCGGGCGGAGGTTGAGCAGCTCCGCCGCGAGCTGGCCGACATGAAGGCCCGGATTGCACCAGCGGCCGACGACGGAGCGATCAAGGTCGGCATGACTCTGGCCGAGGCGGAGCGGATCGCCCGGGAGAAGGCGACGCTGGTTGCCGACGACGGGACGACGCAGACGTACCGCTCGACGGTGGCCGACCCGTCAGACCCGAAGGCGTACCGGATCTACACCATGGACGTCCGGAAGGGGAAGATCGTGTCGCTCAGCGTGTCGAATGAAACGCTCCGCTGAGTCACTTGCACCCGCACCCGCCCTCGCGCCACTGATCGACGGTGTACCCGTCCGGGATCTTCTCGGGTTGGCGGTACCAGCGCTGGCACTCGGCGTACACGTCGGGCGGCACCCGCCACGGGTCGGCCGCCCCATCAACGGCAGAAGCCCGCAGGCGTTCGGCCCCTTTCAGGGTGAACCGCCTGCGGGCTTCGCTCTGGGGGACCGTGAGCCAGCCAGTAGACAAAGTCAGCTCACATCGTTGGCGGCCGGGCTCTTTATCCCAGCCCTCCGGCTTTCACCGGAGTGTCGGACTATCTCTTCCCCTCCCGCCATTCGGGCGGTCTGCGGGGCCGGGCGCTCGTGCGGGCATCATCGACGGTCTGTCGGGGCCCGTAGTCTCTGCACCTTCCGGCGGATTCCCCGCCGGCTCGGCTCAGGATTACCGTGGGCCTCGCGGCCGGTAGGCTTCCCTGAGTTCACCCGGTACGGCCAGTGATTCGCTACGCGGTCTTCTCCGCCCGCCAGTCTAACAGCCTCGCGCTCCCCTTGTTCACCGGGATCGCGTAGGTCCCGTCGGCGAACTTGTAGGACACGTACGAGACGAGGATCAGGTACCGCCAGGTCCCGTCGGCGAGGGCAGTGTCCCGCCGGCCCTCGATGGCCGACAGGGTCGGCTTGTGCCAGTGCGAACCGGTGACGTCAGCGAATCCGCCCCGCTCGCATGTCTCGAACCAGTACGGCGCGGTGTCGAGCGGCGTCCCACTGCCCGGCGCGGTCTCGAACGGGAGGCGGTCGACGATCTCCGCCCCGCTGAACACGGGACGGTACCCGTAAGCGTTCGTGCTGATCACGTAGTCCGGCAGGTTCGTCCCGCCGCCGGTGATCACGTCGCCGGCGATAGTGACGCCCTCGTACACGAGCAGCCGCCGGCACCGACGGGGGTTCGGGCCCCGGCCGCCGCGGAGCTGGCCGAGTACCGTCGCCGCCTCCCAGTCCTGTCCGCCCGGCTCGCCATCCCACGCGAATCGCAGCAGGTCGCCGCCAGTCTTGCCACTGCCGGCCTGTACGTACGGTGTCCAAGCGACGTCGCAGCAGGGGCCAGCGCACCCGCCGCAGCAGCACCACCACGGGGCGACCGGCATCAGGCACCCCCGCAGGTCCCGTCGACCGCGTTCTCGTGTGCGAACCAGTGCTCGGCGTCAGCGTCGAGCACTGGCACAATCCACACCCGAACGACCGTGCCGACCGGCGCCGGCTGCAACTCAAAACCGGTCGGCAGGTTGTCGATGTTCACGCCGCAGCCCATCAGCCCCGTCGACCCGTTGGCGTTCTCGAGCAGGTTGTACCCGGTCACCGTATCGACTCCGCTGACCGTCGACCACCCGCCGTACCCGGCCGCCGTCTTCTCGACGAGCTCCAGCGTGTACGACCACTGCCACGCCGCCCCGGGCCGAGTGGACGCCGTCACCCGGGCCCACCGCTGGCCGTCGTCGTGACCGCCGGCAACCGGGCGGCCCGGCGGCCCGCTGATCGTGATCCCGTCGCGGGTGTTCCGAACGAGGATGCCGGGGCCGCCGCGGATGCCGTCGAGCTTCCGCCGGATCCGCTCCAGCTCCTTCAGGTCTTCGGGGTCCCCACGGATCATCAGAGGTGCAGCCCTTGGAAGGGCATCCGGCGGAACTTCTTTGGGCGGATGAACGCGACGCCATTCTTCGCCCTCTCCACGATCGCTGCTGGCAGCGGCCTAGGGTTCGCGTTGGCCGTGAGGCGGCCGGCGCCGACGCGGTAAGAGTCCGTGTCGACGGGCACGCCGAACCCGTTCAGCAGCACGTTCTCGGTGACCTGGTCGACGCCGCCGCTCTGGTTCGTCTTCTTGAACGTGAACGGCTGGCGGATCAGCTTCCCGTTGCTGTCCTGCCCCCACCCCGCCCGGCCTTGGTCGATGAGCCGCCAGTCCCACGGGCTGACCTTGGCGTTCGGCACCTGGTCCCGGCGGATGCTGAACCGGTACTCCATCTCGATCTCCGTCGCGTCGTACGCGACGCGGCCGGTCGGCAGGTAGCTGTCGAACTTCAGCTGCAGCGGCCTGAACTTGTACCGCCCCAGCAGGGTGACCGCCGCGTCGTTGACGGAGTCTTCGAACGACTCGGCGAGCAGCAGGTCGTACGACTTCTCGTACCGGAAGATGCTGAACCCCCGCTCGCCGAACTCCTTCTCGGGCGGCGGGTCGAACGGGTCGCCGGCGCTGTTCGTGATCGGGTTGCCGTCCGCGTCGGCGTCGACCGCCTCCCGGCTGACCTGACGCCACCACTGGATCTGCGGCTTGTTCCGGTCCTTCTGCTGGGCGTTCGCGTTGGCGGGGGAGAACTTCACCCCGACAATCCACGTCCGCGGCCCGCCGTTCGTCCGGGCCTCCGGCTGCTCTGCGGTGAGTGCCGCGTCCTTCTCGAACGTGTTCCCGGCGGTGTACGGCACGGCGCCCAGCGCCTGCGACGAGCTGTCGGCCTGCACGTCGTACGCGACGAACGCGCTCACACCATAGGCGTGCGAGAAGTCCGACCACCGGGGGGTTGCCTGGGGGGCTTGGCTCATGTCAGTTAAACAGCTTCACGACGTTCTCCTGCCGCATCCGGGCCTCGATCCGCTCGAGCGAGACCGTCGCTCTGGTCAGCAGCGCCTTCTGCTCGCGAGCGATCCGCAGCGTCGGGTCGTCGAGCCCGGCCCCAGTCAGAAACCGGGCTTCGCGGAGTGACGCGAAGGGCGTCGGCGCGATCTGGGCCACCGGCGGCACCTCACGCAGGTTCGGGCCGGTGCCCCCGAACAGCCCCCGGAGCAGCGCGTCGGACGCCGTCGGCAGGATTGACTTGGCGATGTCTTCCCGGGACGGACCGGACAGAGCCCGCTTGATGTGGTCGACCGCCTTCGCCTTCCACTGCATCTCGAGGGCCTGGTCCCGCTGGGCGGTGATCGACGGCACCGCCCCCGCGGCCGTCCGGAACCGCGCCCCCGCGTCGAGGAACCCCTCGGCCCCGAACGTGCCGCCGCCCGGCGAGACGCCGGAGACGGCGCCGAGCAGCGTCCCGACGATGTCCTGTTGGGCCGCCCGCCACGTCGCCCGGGCGTCGGCTTTGAAGCCCTTGCCGGCGAGCCGGAGCCGGTCGTCCTGCATCTGCGCGGCGATGTCGGCGACCTTTCGCTGGGTGTCGGTGGCGAGCTGTACCCGCTGGCGGGCGCGGTCCTGCTCGAGCTTGAACTCCTCAGCCCACCGGGCTTCCCGTTCGCGCTGCTGCTGTCGCTCGATCTCGGCCCGCTGCAGCTGGGCCTTCCGCTCGATGTCGGTGACCGCGTCCTGCTTCTGCTTCTCGATAGCCTGCAGTTTCGCGTCCCGGGCCATCGCGTCAGCCCTCTGGCGGGCGTTGGCAGCGAGGAACTCGCGCTCGGCTCGGGCAGCGGCCTCCCGCCTTGGTCCGGAATCGTCGACAGCCCTCGCTCCGACGCCAGCGGATCCAGACGCGGACCCCGACTGCGCGGCGTCCTTCGCCGCCATCATGCGACGCTGGGCGGCGGCGACGTTAACCGCCTCGGCCGCGTCCGCCTTCTGCCACGCCTCGTTCGCAGCTTTCGCCGCGTCCTCGGCGGCCTTGACCGCCGCCCGCTTTTCCTCCTCGGCGTTGAACGCGATGCCGACCTTCGCCCGGTCCGCCTCGGGCGTCCGCAGCGTGTCGATCTCCTGCCGGACCTTCCGGATGATCTCCGGCAGCCCGCCCCACTTGTCGTTGACGACGGCCGCGCTGGTGGCCATCGCCTCCGTGCGGGCGTTGACCGCGGCCGTCTCCGACTGGATCCGCTCGACCGCATCGGCCGACCCGTCGAGCATCGCCCGGAACTTCCGGCCGGCGTCGACCAGCGGGCCGAAGATCGGCAGCGACTTGGCCGCCTCCTCGGCGACCTGGCCGGCGGACTTCTCGCCCGAGTTGAGCTCACGCCGCAGCTCGCCGGCCTTCGTGGCCAGCGTGTTCAGCATGGTCCCGGCCATCGTCAGGCCGGCGATGGCCCCGGCGCCCTGGAACACCTTCAGGGTGTTGCCCAGCGCCGACTCCTCACCCAGCCCGCCCTTGAGCGTGTCGAGCGCCGACAGCTCCTTGCGGACCTTCTCGGCCGTCGCCTTGATCTTGCCGGACGCCTCGTCCTTGGCCCCGACGACGATGTCTACGCGCTTCTCGGCCATGTGGTCACTTCGCGTCCGCCGGGGCCATTAGCCGCTTCCAGTGCGCCTTCTCCGCCCGCATCCGTCGCCACGCCGTCAGCCAGCTGTGCGTCTGGTTCAGCGTCCCGCCGGCGACGGGCAGGTAACCGGCCTCCGCGTCCGCGGCCGTCGTCAGCAGCTCCCACACGTCCGGGGTGACCAGCGACAGCGGGCACCGGTCGACCGGCTCCCACCCGCGGCCGCCGCACGCCTCGCACCCGTCCGACTGCTCGCCGTCGCACTCCGTGCACACCATCCGGACCGGGTCGTACCGCCCGGGGCAGTCGACGCACGTGCGGCCGGGGTCGCACCGCGAGCAGACGGCGCCGCTCACGTAGCCGGCTGCGAGGCGGATGCTTTTTTTCGGCGGCGCTCCTCCGACCGCGGCTCGTACTGCACCCGGGCCGCGAGCTCCGACAGCTCGTCGAGCGACAGCACGTCGGCCGGGCCCTTGCCGTCGGGGATGCCGTCGGCGCGGACGAGCCCGACGGCGATCGCGTCGAGCAGCAGCTTCGTCGCGGCGACGTCGTCGCCCTTGCGCTCGGCGGCGTCGGCCTCGGCGACCAGCGACGCCACTCGGCCGACCTCGGCGGCCGTGATGAACCGCAGGTGGAACGTCGGGGCGTCTTTGCGGTCGTCGTCGCCGCTCAGTCTCACGGGGAACGTCTGGGTCGGGTCTGCGCAGATCATGGTGGTCCTGTGGGGGTCGGTCCTGTCGAACAAGCACCCGGCGGCGGGACAGGACCAGTGAACCCGGCCGCCGGGGCTCTGGCCGTCAGCTGAACGTGAGTGAGAGCTCGTCGTCGCCGGCCGCCGCGTTCCGGTTGCACTGGAACGCCAGCCGGTACTTCACCGTGCCGCCGGCGTCCTCGGTCTTCGGGGCCTCCATCAGCTGCCCCTTCGGGACCGCGATCGTGACGGTGTTCCCGGCCGTCGAGCCGATCGCCAGGCTGACCGCCCGCTCGGTCCCGGCCGCATGGTCGGCGTACCAGTCGTGCGTCGCCAGGAGCGACGCCTCGATGCCGACGGACAGCGTCGGCTTGCGGTTCGGGATGCAGGCCGCGAGGTACGCGGCGCCCGTGCGGCCGTCCTGCCGCAGGTACAGCTCGTTGTTCATCGCGAGCGCGAAGTCGGTCAGCTGGAAGGACGTGCCCCCGACCGTGAACGCCACCGACGCCATCTTCGGCGGGATGACCGTCGGGTACGTCGGGGCGAGGATCGCGGCGTCGACCGGGGCCTGCCACACGCCGAGCAGGTCCCACGCGAACACGCACGGCTTGCCGTACTCGCCGGTCAGCGTGAAGTTCGCCGAGCACCCGGCGAGGAACTGCTTGAGCCCGTCCTTGTACACCGCCGCCGTCAGCGTCGTGTACGACGTCGACCCGGTCTTCGGCTTGTAGACGTTCGTCGCCCCGAGGAACCCGGCCGCGGCGAGCAGCGTGTCGGCCCAGGCCGGCGTCGGGCCCAGGTTGTCCCCGGACCCGAACAGCTCCGTCCGGAGCGAGATCCGCCCGCCGGCGGCGCCGGGGACGCTCGGGAGCTGGGACAGCGACGACTGCCCGGGCCGCTCGGTGTTGACGAACTCCGGGACGCAGTCGGCGTCCATCGCGTTGTACGCGGCCTCGGCGTTCGTCAGGGCCTCGGCGGTGCCGGTCGTCGTCTCGGCCTTGCAGGCGAAGACACGCTGGCGGGTGAGCAGGGGGGCGAGGACGGACATCGGGTTACCTCACTCGTAGGTTTCGTGGGGGGAGCGGAACGGGTCGTTGAACAGGGTGCGGTACCGGACCGTGAACCGGACCGTGACGACGCCGGCGTTCGCGTTGGCCCCGAGGTAGTCGAACGTCGGGTCGTCGAGCCAGGTGTCGAACGCGAGCCCGCCGCAGCTCTCGTCCGCGGTCACCGCCCGCATCACGTCGCCGCACAGGCGGGCGAGCAGGACGTCCATGCCCGACTCGTCGGCCTGCGACCGGATCCGCGTGCACGCGACCTCGAACGGCTGGTCCCAGCCGGTCAGCGTCACGGGCACGCCCTCGCCCTGCCGGGTCGGCTGACCCATCGTCAGGACCGCCAGCCCGTCGCGGACCGGGTTGCCGTCGACGGCGTCGGGCCGCTCGGCGATCAGGTCGATCGTGTACCCCGCGTGCACCCTGACGCCCTTGAGCGCGTCGAGCCGGTTCCGCGCGATCCGCTCCAGGATGGTCTGCGAGGGCTGTCCCATGTCACTCGGGGCGGTCGGCCTTCTTCCGGTCCAGCAGGCGGTCGACCTGCGAGTCGAGGTTCTTCTGCAGGGTGGCCCCGAGCTGCGACATGACGTCGGCCGCCACGCCGGGCGCGTGCGAGAACACGCCCTCGGGGGTCGGCCCGAACCGCTCCTGGATCGGGAGCCGCGGGGCCCGCTTCCCGCCCGTCCGCCGGCGCTCGTACACGCCAACGTGCCCGGACCGCATCTTGGCGACGTACGTGCCCTTGAGGATCTCCCGGGGCTTGCCGGGCCGGACCCGCACGCTCACGCCGGCCGGCAGCCTGAGCTTCTCGATCCCCTGGCCCTTCTGGACGAGCTTGCGGATCAGCGCGACCTTGTGCTCGTACGCGGGCACCGCCGGGATCGGCGAGAACTGCATCAGCGAGATGCCCTTGCGGCTGATCGTGATCACGCCCCGCTTGGTGTCGTACGTCGCCTTCCGGATGCCGATCGTGTCGCGGATGACCTTCTGCTTGAGCGCGAGCTCCTTCGTCAGGCGCTTCACAACCAGGCTGCGGCCCGTCGCCAGCGTCTTGTTGATCGCGCCGACGATCGCCTTCGGCACGCCCTTGGGGATCTCGCCCAGGTCGGCGACGAGCGCCGCGACCTGCGCGTCGGACACGGTGAGGCTCAGGACGCCGGGGGTGGCCATCAGACCGCCGAGGGGGTGACCGTGATGTCGCCGCCGAAGTCGACCTGCCCGGACCTCGCGCCGCGGATGCAGTCGACGCCGTTCGTGAACGCGATCGGGTGGCCGGACCCGGACACCACCGGCAGCGCCGCGTTCACCCGCCCGCCGCCCGTCACGGTCGCGTTCGTCACGGTCCGGGCCGCCGTGTTCCCGGTGAAGTCGACCTCGCCGGCCGGCTCGACGTAGAGGTTCGTGACCGTGCCCGTGCTGTTCAGCCGGGCGGTCCCATTCGCGTACAGGGTCGTGATCGCCCCCGTGCCCCGCGTCTCGAGCGTCCCGCCGTCCTGGTTGACCGTCGTCGCCGCGCACTCGAGCAGGAGCGTCCCGCCGGTCTGGGTGACCGTCGTCGCCGTCACGCCGGACGACAGGCGGAGGGCCGCGTCGTCGCCGAGGAGCTGGGCCGTCGGAAGCGTCGCCGTGTCGCCCGGCAGGCACGTGGCCACGCCGACCTTGCCGCCCCGGACGTACAGGACGTTCGACGCGTGGGCGCCCTTCCAGATGACCGGCTCGAGCCCCGTGTCGCCGCTCGACCGCGACCCGTAGACGGTGACGGTCGCGGCGTTGCTCCCCGTGTCGATGTTGATCGTCGCGGCCCCGCCCGGCTGGCTCCCGTCGGTCGGCGGGACGTTCACGTCGAGGATCGTCGCGCTGATCGCCAGCGGGGCCGACGTCGTCCCGACGGCCGGCGACCCGAGGACGATCGTCAGCTTGGCCAGCGTGACCGCCGACTGCGACAGCCCGGCCGTGATCGCGTACGTGCTGCGGCCGTCGATGACGACCGTGTCGCCGGTGACCGGCACGGCGCCGTCCGACCAGTTGGCCGCGGTCGACCAGTTGCCCGTGTTGCCGGCGGTGCCGCCGATCCAGTACTTGCTAGCGGGCATTAATGGAGCTCCAGGCGAAGCATGCCGGCGTCGACGTGCGGCTGACCGTCGGCCGGCTGGTGGATCTTGTACGCGCGGGCGGCGCCGCCGGGTTTGAGCGCGACGGCGATCGTGTCGCCGCCGAAGTCGACCTCGGCCGCGCTGATGCCGGTCGTCGCGCTGTTCACGACGGACACGTCCATCGCCGGCTGCCGGTAGTCGGCACCGGCCGGTGCCGGCGGGTACCGCGTGACGATCGCCGTAATCACCCGGGAGGCGCCCGACCGCTTGGTGTACGTGACGGGCTCCCCGAAGGTGTCCGCGAACGCGTGCTCGGCGTCGAAGGCGATGACGTCGTCGAGGAAGCTCATCGCGTGACCCACCGCACCCCGGCGCCGGGCCCGCCGAGCGACCCAGCGACGCCACGGACCGTCTTCCGCCACCGCGCCGCCCCTACTTGGGGGCGACGGCCGCTAGGTCCCGTGCCCGGGCCTCCGCCTTCTCCTTCTCCTCCTTCGCCTGCCAGGCGACGAACGCCTGCCGCTTCCGCTCCTTCAGCTCGGCCAGGCTCCCGACCTCCTTCGCCACCCGCTCCTTGAGCTCGGCGGCGATCCGGGCCTCCGCCCGGCGGTTGGCCAGGTCCTTCTCCTTCACCTTAGCGGCGAGCTTGTCGTACTCGGCCCGCAGCTCGGCGGCCGACCGCGGGTCCTCCGGCTCGGGCAGAGCCTCGGCCGCGGGCGACGGGGCGGCCGGGGGCTGATCGGCCGGCGTCGCCGCGGGGGCCGGCGTGGCCGGGGCGGGCGGCTGCACGTGCGGGAGGTTGCCCGGGTTCGATCGGGGGTCCGGTGCCGGGTCATGGTGAGGGGGCTGGTCCGTCGGCTGCGTCGCCGCAGGGGTCAGGGCGGCGGCCGGCGCGGTGGCCGGCTCCTCGGCCTTCGCCCGGGCCGTCGCCGCGGCCTGCGGCAGGCCCTTGGCGGTGATCGGGTTGGGCTTGTGCGTGACGTCGTCCTTCTTGCTCATGGCGGTGCTCCGGTAGGGGAGGGGGAGGGGAGGCAGGGGCCCCGGCGGCGTGTCCGTCGCCGGGGGCCGGTTCGCTGGGGACGGCCGGCGGGGCCGGCAGGTCGGCTTACGAGAACGTCGCGCGGATCGTGCTCTGCCACCGGGCGACGCCGACGGCCCGGCTGGCGTAGATGCTGAACAGGAACCGGCGGAACTTGATGTACTCGTCGTTCGTCTTGTCCGAGACGGCCGGCGACACGTCGACCTCGTTCTGCAGGAACAGCGCCTTGACCCGGCTGTCGTTCCGGAACACGAGGAACGACGTCGTCAGGCTACTCAGCCGCGGGACGAGCAGGACGTTGATCTTCATCCCGTTCGCCTGCAGCCCCACGAGCTGGTTCGTCTGCCCGCCGGCGAACGTCGTCGCGGTCGCCGCGTACTGGAGGGCTGACCAGATCGCGGGCGTGCCGGCCAAGACCGTGAAGTCCTTCGCCTGCCCGTTGATCGGATCGCCCTTGTCGTCCGTCAGCGTGTAGAACTGCCCGATGACGGCGTTCAGCGCCGCGGCCGCCTCGACCGGCGTCGGGGCCGTCGCCGACACGACGTCCAACGCGGGGATCGCGCCGGCCGCCACGTCGTTGCTCTGGTTCGTGCCGCTCTCCGGGTGGGCGGTCGAGTACAGCGACACGCCGTCGTACCCAGTCGGGTTGGCGACGATCGCGGCGGCGGCCAGCTGGTTCCAGTGCTCGGCCGCCTTCTCGGTCATCTCGCCGATCCGGAGGTTGATCTGCCCGAGCTTGTCCCGGCGGAGGTCCTTCTCCGCGATCTTCAGCGCCTTCGCGTACTCGACGTTCTTCAGGTAGTACGCGTACTGCTTGAACTGCTCCTCCGTGGGGTTGTCGGCCGTCATCACCTCGAGGCCGGGGGCCGCCCCGAGCCAGCCGTAACTCTCGGTGTCCATGTTCGAGTCGACCATCGACCCGATCTGGGTGGCCCAGACGCCGTTGAGCGCCGGCTCGTACATCTGGTCCCAGATCCCGATGAGGTTCCGGCTGTCGAGCAATCCGTACTGTGCGGTCTGCATTTGAGGGGTCTCCTCGCGCGGGCGGCGGGCCCGGGCGCATCGTTCGTGAGTGGAAAGTGAAGGACTCTGACGCGGCCGTCCCGCGCGGGGAGACGGCGGGGGTTAGGCGACCTTGGCGGTGTCGGCCTGGAACCGGACGCCGAACAGGCCGTTGAGGTACCAGGCGATCGTGCCGACCCGGGTGTTGCTCGTCGACGTGAGCGTGAACGTGTCGCCGTCGCTCATGTAGACGGCCGTCCCGACGTCGGTCACGGCCGAGGCGCCGGCGATCGTCGGCACCTCGACGATGCCGTCCTGGCGGAGCTCGACCGTGAGCGCCCCGGCCGCGCCCAGCAGGACGCCGCCGATCGCGTAGCCGGGGCGGTTCGCGTCGGCGACGTTGACCGCCTTGCCGACCGCGAAGCCGGCGAAGGCGTCGCCGGCCACGAGCTGGCGGGCGTACCCGCTGCTGCGTCCGACGGCCGAGTTCATGTAGATCGTGGACGACGCCGCGACGGGCAGCTCGCCCCGGATGTCCGGGTGCAACTTGTACTTCCGGCTCTTGTCAGCGGTGAGCTGAGCCATGGGGTTTCACTCCTTGGGCGGGCGGGTGGCCCGCATGGGGTCTCGGTTCAGGGGTCACGTCGGGCGGGTCGCGGGGCGAGCCCGGTCCGTCCGGTTGGTTGGTTCGGTGGGGGGCGGGCTCAGCGCTGACGCCGGCGGTAGCCGACGTACACCTGCTCGCTGACGAAGTCGGCCTGGCAGTTGTCGACGTTCGCCGCCCAGTCGGCCTTCGCCTCGGCGTCTGGGTCCGCGGCGGCGGCCGCCGCAGGCGTGGTGCCCTTGGCGGTCCGCAGCGGCGGGGGGCTCTTCTGCTCGGCCGCCAGGTCCCTCTCCGCCTTCAGCCGGGCGGCGGTCTCCGCCTTGAGCCGCGCGTCGAGCGCCCGGAGCCGGGCGGACTGCGCAGCGGCGAGCGTGGCGCCGGACTGGAGTTGGGCGACGACGAACGCGTCGTCGTCCGGGGCCAAGGCCTTCAGCTCCTGCACGGTCGCGGGCTTGCCAGCGGCCCGGGCTGCGGCAGGGGCCGGCTCGGCGGGTGCGTCCGCCGGGGCCTCGCCCTTGGCCCCGAGGCCGGCCGCGTACCCCTGGCGGTAGTCGTTGCTCTCGCAGTCGACCCCGTCGAGGGCGTTCTGGTAGCCGGCCTTGTAGTCGGCACTCTCCGTGTCGACCGGGACGATCTCGTCCTTCGCCGGCTCGGTCGCCGGGGCCGGGGCCGGCTCCGCCGCCGGGTCGACGACGACGTCCTCGGCCTTGGGCTTGCTGGTCGCCGTCGCCTGCGCGCCGGCCGGGTCCGCGCCGATGGCGCGGCGGGTGGGGGTAGCCATGTGGCTGCTCCTTTGTGGTTGTGAGAGTCAGTCGGCGGCGGCGTCGGCCGGCGCGTACAGGTGGTCGATCAGGTGCTGGATTGTGTCGTCGATCGTGCAGACCTTGTCCGCGAGCCCGACGGCGACCGCGGCGGCCCCGAGGTGGGCCCGCCCGTCGGCGAGGGCGGCGGCCGCGTCGCGGTCCATCAGGCGGCCGGCGGCGACCGCGTCGACGAACAGCTCGTGGATGCCCGTCACCTCGCGCTGCGTTTCGGCGATCAGGGCCTCGGTGACCTTCCCGTCGGCGCCAAGCCCCTTGAACTCGGCCGACGCGACGGTGGTGAGCTTGTAGCCGTACTTCTCCTGCGCCCCGGTCGAATCCTCGAGAACCGAGTAGCAGCCGATGTTGCCGGTGAAGCTGACCGGGCTCACGTGGATCTGGTCGGCCTGCGAGGCGATCCAGTACGCGGCCGAGCAGCACAGGTCCGAGACGTAGGCGACGACCGGCTTGACGTCCCGGAACGCCCGCACGTCGTCGGCCAGCTCCGGGGTGCCGTTGACCGTGCCGCCGGGGCTGTCTACGTCGAGCAGAAGGGCGAGCACGTTGTTGTCGGTCGCGGCGCGGCGGACCGCGTTGCGGATCCGGACGGTCGAGCTGCCGCCGAACATCGAGTCGAAGCTCGTCGGGAACTTCGTGAGCGGGCCGTGGACGGGGATCCGGGCGATGCCGTCGCCGATCATCTCGTACGGCAGCTCGTCCTCCTTCGCCTCGCCCTCGGCGTCGGCCATTGCCTTCCGCCGCTCGGCCAGCGCGAGCAGGTCGGTGCGGACCGCGACGTCGTACATGCGGCGGAACCGCTGCGGCTCGATCGCCCACTGGCCGAGCAGGGAGCCGACGCGGCAGCCGGTGATGGCGTGTCTGCGGTGCTGCTGGTTACCCATTGGCTGCGTCCTGCGGCTGCGGGGCGGGCGCCGGCGCGGCGGGGCCGCCGACCGTGAGCTGCCCGGCCTCGTTGACGGTGACCGCGGGCGGCGCGGGCGGGGGGACCAGGCCGGCCGCCGCGAGCTTCTCGTTGTCGGCCTTGTTCGCGGCCACGAGCTGTTCGAATGTGTACCCGCGCTCGGCGGCGATGAAGCTCCGGGCGTCGAGGTTCAGCCCGATCGCCTCCTTCGCCGCGGCGATCTCCTTCGTCGGGTCGATCCACGGCCGCGACGGCGGGATCCACTCGAAGTCGCCGGCGCTGCCGTCCTCGGGCGCGGGCACGTCGATCAGCCCGGCCTTGACCCACTTGGCCACCGCCCACGGGTACACCCGGGCGAAGAACGTGGCCGCGAACGCGCCCTGCTCCTGCTCGGCCGTCGCCTGGGCCTGCAGCCGCGCCGCCCGGGCGCTGCTGTAGCTCGTCCTGCTGAAGTCCAGCAGCACCTGCTCGATCGTCAGCCCGAGCCGCAGGCCGATGAACCGGCAGAACGTGTTGATCGCCGACTCCATCTGCTGCTGCGGCTGGGCGGGGTTGTAGGCGACGAACTCGTCGTCGTGCTCGAGGAAGTTGATCGACCCGGGCTCGACGTTGAACGACTTGCGGGCCTCGCCGGCGGCCGGGCTCCCGGGCGTGTTCGCCAGCCCGTTCAGCGTCCGGGCCGGGCTCTTCGTCTTGATGATCCCCGCCTGACACGCCCCGACCCGCGACGCGACGACGACCGCCTCGAGGTACCCGACGATCTGGTCGAACAGCGTCCAGCCGCCGTTGAAGACTGACTCCCCCCGCACGCTGCTGTAGAGGCCGGGGCGGCAGAGGTACACGAAGTCGCGCGCCCGGACCCGGGCCGTCTTGCCGCCGACCCCGTCCCGCGGCAGCAGGTGGAACGCGACCGCCTCGTCGTTCGGCCCGAGCTCGACGCCGTCGATCACCTCGAGCGGGGTCCCGTCCTCGCCCCTGACCCCGCCGGCCGGGTTGTCGATGTGCTCGCCCTCGATGATCTGCAGCCGCGGGTGCGACCGGCCCTGCAGGTCGAGCTCCTCGGTCAGCAGCACGCCGCCGTCGCCGTCCCGGAGCTTCCCCCGGTACGCCAGCTGCTGCAGCGCGGCGAACGTGTGCATGTGCCGCACGTCCGCCCGCGTGCCCCGCGTCCAGGTCGCCCAGGCCTTGGCCGCGGCGGCGTTAAACGCCGGCGACGACGACATCGGGACGATCCGGAAGCCGCCGCCGATCACGTTCTCCACCGCCCGGTCGAGGACGCCGCCGGCCAAGACGTTGTCCTGCTCGAGCTGCCGGGCCCGCGCCCGCAGGCTCCGGAACGACTCCCGTAGGCTGCGGTTCGCCTGGCGGACGCCGACGCCGGGCAGCGGCGACCAGGCGGTGTCGAGCCGGGTGCGGGCGGCGCCGCGGTACGTCGCCCGCGTGCCCGAGCCGTAGGCGGCGAGCATCGACCGAAGGCCGGCCGCCTCCACCTCGGCGCGGAGCTTGCGGACGTTCTGCTCCGCGTGGGCGGCACCGGCCGCGGCCTTGGGTTTTCGTTTGGTGGCCAAGGGTTCGTCTACTGGGGGTCGTTGAAGGTTGCGACGGCCACGAAGCCGGTGCCGGCGTCGGCGTTGATCCGGCCCTCGAGCTCCGCGACCTGCTTCCACAGGTCCGGCAGGTTCGCGGTCGTCAGGGACCGGCCGTTGATGCTCCGGGCCGTGCCCGTCAGCGTGATCTGGGCGATCGCCAGCCGCGTCGCCTTCAGCAGGCCGGCGTCGGTCAGGTCGGGGATCGCGGTCAGTGCGGCTTCGTCGATCGCCATGAGCTCAGTACCTCCCGCGGTGGCCGGTGGCCCAGTTCGAGCTGGCCGGCCGCTCGCGATCGGGCTCCCGCACCGCCGTCACCGGGGCCGCCGCTGGCGGCGCGGCCGGCTCGATCAGCCGCACGCCCGCCTCATGCCCGGCGACGCACGCGAGCACGGTCGCGTCGAGCCAGTGGTTGTTGCGGCTGACCGCCTGCCAGGTCGTAACGGTCCCGCGCTTCGGGTCGAACTGCTCGACCTGCCGCTCGGCCGTCAGGTGCTTCGCGTAGCTCACGTGCTCGTTGGGGTCGGTCCCGTGGAACAGCGTCAGGGCCCCGTCCTGCCCCAGCGGCGTCCGCACCCTCGCGTGCAGCCACGTCTTCCACCGGTCTGCCGACACCTCGACGTACTCCCGGCCGTCTTGCAGCCGGACCAGCCCGTACCCGTCCTTCGTCCACACGACCGTCGACCCGGTGTCCCGCCGGTAGCTGCCCTCGCGGCGCTGGCCGGTCCCGTACCCCTTGGTCCCGAAGAACGGCGGGCCGCTCTCGGCGACGAACTGCAGGATAGTGTCCTGCCAGTTGCCGGCGTCGACGAACGCGAACGTCGGGCGCAGGATCCGGTCCCCGCACTTCCACCCCGTCAGCTCGTCCCGCCAGTCCCGCAGGGCCAGCAGGATCGCCGGCTCCTCCCCGAGCTCGTCGCTCGGCACGTCGAACCGGCCGTAGTCGACGACGTGCGGGGTCGCGTTCGGCCGCCACGCGATCGCCGCCCAGTGGACCAGCCGCTTGCCGACGTCGGCCGCGACCGTCACGGCCTGCGTGTCCGGCGGGCACACGCCGCGGCCGAACTTCTCGCCCAGCGTCCGGCGGATGATCACGAACGCGTCGAGCCCCGAGACGTCGGCCTTCGCGGGCTTGGCCGGCAGGACCCACTGCATCTGGCAGAGGTTCCGGTCGGCGAGGTCCTCGTCGGGCGCCCGCTTAGCCGCCCACTCCTCCCGGGCGACGTCGGCCAGCCGTCCGGGCCGCAGGACCGCGTTGACCGCCGTCCACCGGAACCCGAGCGTCTTCGTCGGCGGCGGGGGGCCGGTGACGGTCCCGTCCGGGGCAACCTCCTGCCCGCGGTGCACGAGGACGGCGCGGCCGTTGGCCGCGATCCGCTCGGCCTCGGTCCAGGCCGCGCCGCAGTCGGGGCAGTGGACCGCGGCGGCGTCGGCCGCGGCGTCCTCCGACTCGGCCGTCTGCCAGCCGTGCAGGTGCTCCCGTTCCGGCGTCACGTACGCGCCGCAGTGCGGGCACGGCATCGCGATCCGGCTCGCCGACCCCCGCTGGTACTCCTGCCAGACCCGGCCCTGCTCGGTGCTGACCGTGCACTCGGCCAGCACCCGGGCGTCGGGGCCGAACGCGAGCGTCCGTTTGACGAGCTGGGTGAACTTGTCGCCCTCGCGGCTCGACCCGCCGACCTCGTCGAACCCGTCGGCCTCGGTGACGCACAGGTTCCGGCTCGTGAACGCCGACCGACTCTGGTCGTCGCCGCCGCCGGTCATGAACCGCAGGACCGGTCCGCACCGGAACTCGATCGCCGTCACCTCGCCGCCGCGGCTGCCGGCGCCGCTCGTCGGCAGCTCGTCGCGGTACCGGCTGGCGCGGATCACGGCCAGCAGGACCCGCCACTTGTCGGCCGACATGTCGAGCGTCGGCACGCCGTAGACGACCGTCTCCCGCCGCTCGAACAGGAGCCAGCACAGGACGATCGACAGCAGGAACGTCTTGCCGTCCTGGTTCGGGCCCGTCCAGAACACCCGCCGCCACCGGCCCGAGTCGATCTCGGCGAACAGCAGCCGCGCGGCCGGGTGCCGGTCGAGCCGGAACCGCCGCCCCTCGAGCGGCCCGTCGGGGACGACGATCTCGGCCTCGGCGAACTCGCTCAGCGAGCGGATGCCCGGCGTCCGCAGCATCCCGCGGAGCTCGAGGGCCAGCGCGGCGACGGCCGTCACTTGGCACCGCCCGCGGCGAGCCGCTCGACGGCCGCGGCGAAGTCGTCGACCGCGTCGTTGTAGACCGCGGCGGCGTCGTTCCCGTAGTCCTTGGCCAGCCGCTCGCCGGCCTGCCGGAGCCCGGCGGCGGCGGGGCGGAGGGCGTCGACGATCACCGCCCGCCGCACGAGGTCCCCGTCCCGCTCCGCGAGGTCCCGCTCGGCCAGCTGTGCCTTGGCCATCCGGAGCCGCTCGAGCGCCGGCGAGTCGCCGCCGCCGTCCATGAGCAGGGCGTCGTCGCCGGAGAGCGGGACCGGCGGCTTCGCCTGGTCGACCCGGTACCTCACCAGCGCAGACACGACGGCCGGCGCGAAGAACCGGAGCGACTTCGCCGTGCCGCGGGTCCCGTCGGCGCCGAGCTTCGGCCGGATCGCGTCGTCGAACTGCCGCGCGCTGAGCCCGACCAGCTCCGCCGCCTGCGTCCTCGCCAGCCAGAAGGCCCCATCACCCTTGCTCATTGCGTCCAAACGCGGTTCTTGCGGTGGTGGAAGCCCGAGTCCACCCGGTGCGTGTGCGAGACTTTCGGCCGCCGCTTACCA